GGTTCCTTGCCAGAAGGGCTACCATTATACGACCATTCGTTATTGGCAACAACATCGATCTGATCGAATGTTTTTGATTACTCCTGGCGATGAAGTAATTGCTGACGACACCAAGTGGGTCTGCCGTACAGCGAAGCTGACTGCCGAAGTCACTACATGGAACCAGAAGAACCTGAGCCTCTTCGCTGCTGACTGTGCCGAGCGCGTAGCGCATCATAACAGCGACCCACGAGTGATGACAGCGATTGTTGCTGTTCGTGATTTCTGGGCTGGTAAAATCAGTATGGAAGAGCTACGTGCTGCTTATGCTGCTGCTCATGCTGCTCATGCTGCTGCTTATGCTGCTGATCATGCTGCTCATGCTGCTGCTTATGTTGCTGCTGATGCTGCTTATGCTGCTGCTCATGCTGCTCATGCTGCTGCTTATGCTGCTCGTGCTGCTGCTGATGCTGCTGCTCATGCTGCTGCTCATGCTGCTGCTCATGCTGCTGCTCGTGCTGCTGTTAATGCTGATGATGCTGCTGCTAATGTTGCTGCTGCTGCTGCTCGTGCTGCTGCTTATGCTGCTCATGCTGCTGCTTATGCTGCTTATGTTGCTGCTGCTGCTGCTCGTGCTGCTGTTAATGCTGATGATGCTGCTGCTAATGTTGCTGCTGCTGATGCTGCTGATGCTGCTACTGCTCGTGCTGCTGAACGCGAATGGCAGAACGATCGTCTACTTCAATATCTGAACGGAGAAGTTTAAAATGGATGTCATCTGTGATATTGATGGAACGGTAGCTGACCTAACGCATCGTCGCCATTGGGTAGCCACCAAACCAAAAAATTGGAAAGCATTTTTTCAGAACATCGAACAGGATAAACCAATCGATTCTGTTATTAATACCATCCAGGCGCTACACAGCAACTGGTGTCAAATCATTTTTTGTTCTGGTCGGGGAGATGAACATCGTGATGTTACCAGAGCATGGTTGATCGAACACATTGGCGATTGGACGGAGAACTGTCCTCTATACATGCGAGCGCAGGGCGATTTTCGTGCTGATGATATTGTGAAAGAAGAATTGCTTGCAAAAATGCGAGTGGATGGATATAATCCAACTATGGCATTCGATGATCGTGCTCGCGTTTGTGACATGTGGATTCGCAATGGCATTTTTGTTTTTGATGTGAGTCAAGGCAAAGGAGATTTTTGAACATGAAAAAGTATAATGAAAATATGGAAGAGGAAAATATGAAACTTCTTATTAAAGAACTTGATTATCAAGATGAGTGTTATGCTAGTCTTTATGATGATCAAGAAGCTGTTCCCGAAGATTGGGAAGAAGAAACTCGATATCTGAAGTTTGCAACTCGGTTTAATGGGAATCCATAAAATGGGTAATATTTTCATTCAGTTTCAAGAACATGGTACGTGGCGAACGTGTGTAATTTTTCTTGACACCGAAAACGCCCAGCGTATTTTAATCGAAATGCAAATTGCACAGCGAAATTATCCAGGCAAGCGCATTCGTGCTGTGGATAATGATAATCGTCTCATTGATATGCTAGCATAATTTTGAAATTTGGGGCTAAAAAGTTCTTGACGGTTTCATCTGATTAGGCTATAGTGTCTTTGTTGATGAGGAAGAGAGAAAAACATGCTTTTCATTGTTGAACTGACCAACTTCCGTACCGTAGTTTATCAGGGCACCAGCGTTTACGACGCCACTAAAAAGGCGGAAGACACTGGATTTGAATGTACTATGAAGATGGAGAAGACCAGCGGCGATGCTGCCTATTGGTTTTATTCTCCGATTTGTGGTTGGCGCTAAAATAATAATAAATTCATTCTGAAAGGAAATTTTATGTTTGATCGTGGAGAGACTGTCGTTGGTATTAGTATATTTTTGTTTTTCTTGCTTCTCATGTTTGCGTGGGTAACACACATTGTCGTGAGTATTAAGACGAGTGCGTGGGTTTTGATGCTATTTGGTATTTTTGTGCCACCAATTGGATTTATCCACGGCATCGGCAATTGGTTCGGTGTTTTCTGAAAAAAGTTCTTGACATGCCTATCTGAATTTGCTACAATCCTCTTGTTGAATGGTTCAACAAGCTTTCAAAAAACGGAGAAATATCATGACTGCAATTAATTCGGTTCTTAATGCTCTCAGGTCCGGTGAGCGTCTTACTCCACGCCAAATTTCTTCACGTTACAATGTGAAGAATCCATGGGACGTGATTTATCGTCTCCGTAATGAGAGCTATGAGATTATCACTTTCGAGCGGAAGAATTCGGAAGGTCATCCAACTCGGTTCTATGATATGCCCGATCACGATATGAAGGTGATTGCTGCATAAATAGAAATCTATCCGGTGGTCCTATAGCCCAATTGGTAGAGGCAGTAGATTCAAAACCTGCTCAGGTGTCAGTTCGAATCTGACTAGGACTACCATTTTTTTTATGCCCGCTTGGTGGAATGGCAGACATATGGGACTTAAAATCCCTGGCCCTAATGGCGTACCGGTTCAAGTCCGGTAGCGGGTACCATTTTTAATCTCACTTTCTTTATAAATATTCAAAAAAAGGAGTGATGAGATATGCTTTCATATAGAGAATTTGTTCAGGAAGAATTGAAGAAAATTGGCGAACGTCTTGGGTCTAACCCAGGCGGGGTTCATGTGGATACTGATACCAATCAAAAGCATTATGTAAAATATTATGATAATCCCGATCAAGCTAAATCAGAGGCACTTGCCGCAAGAATTCATGAGCATATGGGCATCCCTACTCTACATCCACGCCATCAAGTTATAGATGGCAAACATGCAGTAGTCACAAAATGGAATCCTGATTTGGAGAGAATGCATCCTCATCATTTTGAGCAGTTAAATCATGACCAACAAAACACTATTGGTAAAATGTATCACGCTGCTGTGTTGACTAAAAATTGGGATGCAGTCGGTCTTGAGCATGATAATATTGAAAGAAATAGACACACAGGGGCCTTGCATTCTGTAGATGCTGGTGGTACATTCAATTTTAGAGCGCAAGGTGGCCATAAAGATTATGGTTCTGATGTTGCCGAAAAAGATTCGCTTTTGAATAGACCTGGGGAAGCATCTTCTCATGTATTTTCTACAGTTTTTAAACAAAATCCAAATGCAAAAGCAGAAGGTTTAAATTCAGTAAAAAATATGGACATGGAACATGTTCGTGGGTTGTTCAAAAACTCTGGACTTTCTAATCACGAAGAGCTATACTCTAACTTCGCTAAACGTAGAGAAAAATTATTGAAAGGTGACTAATAAATATTATGTGGATTTGTTTTAATGATGGGTTTGTGTCAGTTGTCGAGGATACACGCGGTATTAATGATCTTGTTGTAAGGTCTAGGCGTCCTGAAATTCTTCAAGTGCTTTTTCCTACTAATGAGATTATAGAGTTGGACGTTTCTGATTATAAGTATCGAACATACACTTCGCGAGAAGAATGGGCTGAAATTATGTTTGAGAGAGTCAATAATATTGACTATTCAAATTTCAAAAATTCTGTAGCTGATAATGAACTACATACATTATATGAACGTATGTGGGGATTGCATTATAATTATCAGCGATAATAGTTTTTTATGGACGGGTTGCCATAGGGGTCGAATGGTCCGTTCAATGAGATGTACGAAAAATGCCGCGCCCTCATGGAACTGCTGGAACAGTACGAAGCCATGGTGGAAGAACTGAATACTGATAACGAACCGCTGGAAGAGGTTGACATGGGGGCGTGATTCCCCTATACTCCACCCCATAGACAACAAGGAGATTGAACATGCCCGTTGAAAATATTGCCAAGTTGACGCTCGTATCCATCTACTACAGGGGAACCCGTCACAGTAGCTTCATTGGATTGCCGGTGATCGATGGCAAGGTGGTGCTGGCTGGATCGCAACTGGAACGTATGCTGGTCAAGATTGGTGTGCGACACGGCGACACGTATTCGATTGGCTATTGACAAGGGCTATCATCATTTTTTTATAGTTAGTGTGAGAGTTGGTCTAAAAGTTGGTTCGAATCCAACAAAGTCCTGAAAGTGGCTTCCGGGCTGGTGTGCCGTTCGATTCGGCCTTGAGATTTGGAATCTAGTGGGATCGTTCCCCACCACACTATTTTATTTTTTTGCATCGTTGGTCGAATGGCTTAGGCACGGGACTGCAAATCCCGTTAATGTTGGTTCAATTCCAACACGGTGCTCCAATATAGTTGTTGACAATGCTACCGGATATCGCTATAATACACCTCATAGACAGAAAGGAGTAAGTGACGATGGAATTGAATTACGGTGAGACTTGGATTGAGCGTCAAATCGAAGCCAAGATCGAACGCATCAATAAGCTTTTTGATGGTGGTAAGATTGATATCGTTGAGTATCTGGTTCGCCTGAAGTCTATCGAAGATTATGGCGACGATTGTTACGCAGAACTTAAAAATAGTGATTGATTTTCTTTAGATTGTAGCGTATAAATACTTTTATGGACCGGTAGTTCAGAGGCAGAACGGCGGGCTTTGGGCAGATGATGTGAGATCACGACAGGTGCAAGTCCTGTATGCCAAGCTTAATCCGCGCGTCGGGATTTCGAAATTCCCCTGGTCCTTTATTTTATAAAGTTATTGGTTAGTAGGGGAATGGTAGACCCAGAAGACTGTGGGGCCGTTAGTATAATATGGTGCAAATCCATATGGTCCAAAAGTAATCTTCCGCGAAAGCACTGTAGGTTCAAGTCCTACCTAATCAGCATAGACACTTTTAGTTTATAGACAGCAACGACAATAAGATTGTCTATAAACTAAAAGTGTAAGAATTTGCTCTCAACCCCTAGATAGCGAGGGACCGGTTTTGTAACCCGGACAGCAGCGCGCAAATCGTTGTGGGAGCACCAAAGATCAGAAACTAGACGGAGTAAATAGGGTACCCGTCCTCAAATTGACTGCTGGCAAGTGCCGAGAAATCCACCTATGGAGTGCAGGGCATTGGTTTCTGATAATAGATTTGATCTGGATACATCTAGCTTAGTTGCCGGTGTCGAAATGTCAGACAACATTTGGTCCAATAACGTGAGGACCAGCATTTTTTATCGCTTGACAGATTTCTGCTGCTCTGATATACTCTTAACATCAGATAAGGGATAGATCAACATGATGCTTCAGACGAATGGCGAAATGTTTGTTTCGGAATTGATCAACGACCGCTTTCAGATTTTGCAGTCGAAGATTAACAAGGAATATTTCATCTATGATGCGACCAAGGGTGATAATCTGAGAGAGCGCGGCGAAAGCAACACTCTCTACTTTAAGAACCTTGATAACGCAATGAACCACCTGAATGTAAAGGAAGTTAAGAAGCTTCAATACATTCAGCCTAAGAAGGAAATTGTTGTGGCTCCTAAACCTGCTGCTGTAGTTATGGCTCCCGCAGCTTCTCCTACGGTCACTGAGGCTCCTATGGTAGCTAAGGCTCCTATGGCGGTAAAGACTTCGGGGCGTAAGCCTTCTGCTTTTAGCATGCTTATTGAGCTTCTTAAGACGACTAAGAACGACGATGATACGATTATCGTTCTGGTCAAGGGCGCTTTTCCTGATAGCAATTACAATGCTAGTATGGTAAAGTTCCATCGTAAGAGGTTGGTTACTGAGGGAGTGATATAAATAATATGCGTCCTAAGTGTTATGATAGCACAATCGGCTCCAACCCGATTAGCGTGGGTTTGACTCCTACAGGACGCGCCATTTTATAAAAAATAACACAAGAGGATAGAACGGGCACCTATCGCACCACAATATATAATAAGTGATCGTATTATATGTGGTAAATAGTTTGGTGTAACAAACCAAATGAAGAGATGCCGGAATGTCACCCGGCCTTGTGTTAATTGTTTTTGCGGGTATGGTATAGGAGATGTGCCCTAGCCTTCCAAGCTAGAGAGGACCGGAGCGTTGCCGGCTACCCGCTCCAATTTTTTTTATGGCACAGGTATTGATATACAGCCGAGCATCATAGGCTTGGTGTCATTGGTTTAATTCCAATATGTGCTACCATTTTTTTATTGCGGGGTAGAGAAGTAGTAACTCACTTGGCTCATAACCAAGAGATCGGTGGTGCGAATCCACTCTCCGCATCCATTTTTTTGCTAAAGGATTTAACATATGGAAGCTGAAGTTGATTTTAATAAAATCTCTGAGCCTACCTGGGTTATTGAATCCCCTGGTGTTCTAAGATGGGAAGGTACTGGGTTTACCATCCACAGCGATTTTACGGGAAGCGTCGGCCCTATGTTTTATGTCAAGCATAACGATCATACTGTTGGTTGTTATGTCACGATTTCTGGATCAAAACAGATAGCCTTGCTGATTTCTAATCAGATGCTTCAAATGGGACTTGACCCATAGAGAGAAATAGGCTATAATGGTTTTATTGGGTTAGTATGCAGCTAAGGACGCTGCTCGGTCTGTAAAACCGTCGCTTCGGCTGGCTTGGCTCGATACCAAGATAACCCATCAAATTTTTCAAGGATTATATTATGATCGACTCGTTTACGGGAGAACATAGATTTCTCTCTAATTTCTGGCCTGTTGATATTGAATATCTTGGCGTGATATATCCTAGTGTCGAACATGCCTATCAGGCGTCTAAGACCAATGATCCTGAAGAGCGCAAATTAATTCTACAAGCTAAAACAGCAGGCATCGCCAAGAGGCTTGGTAAGTTTCTTATCATTCGTCCCGATTGGGATAATGTTAAAGTTCCCATTATGCATCATCTTGTCTGGAAGAAATTTCAGAACAAGGAATTGAATGATCTACTTCAGGCAACAGGCGACTGTGACCTAGTTGAAGGTAATACCTGGGGTGATACTTTCTGGGGCATCTGTAATGGACAAGGTAAAAATCATCTAGGCAAAATTTTGATGCACGAACGAACGTGGAACAAAGTCAATGATTGATTGTGCTATTCTTGGTGACAGTATTGCTGTTGGGGTTTCTCAGCAGCGACCAGAATGCATTTGTATGGCTACAGTCGGCATTTCCTCCATGGCATATATTCAGCGATTTCCGCGCCATGTAAATTCTGGCAACATTCTTATTAGCCTTGGTTCTAATGATGGCAATAGCATCACCACCAAGACAGCCCTAGAAACCCTCAGAGAGCGGGTACACGGGCAGGTGACGTGGCTACTATCAGCCAACAATCAAGCCGCCCATGATATCGCCAGGGCTGTTGCCGCAAGGTTTGGCGATAGGGTTCTGGAGGTCAAGCCTGCTGTCGGCAGGGATGGGGTTCATCCTACGACAGCAGGTTATCGAGAGTTGGCTAATGGCTGGCGTAACTGAAATAAAAGAACCAGGGTTCCAAGAAGCTTTTTGGAATTGGTGGGACTCTCTTGATAAAAACATCAAAGACCGATTTAAAAACTATCAAGAAGATGCTGCTCACATATATTTTTACAATGCTATTTGGTCAAAATATAACAAATTTGATAAAAAATAGTTCTTGACTTTCTCCTGTTCCTAGAGTATAAATATAAGTGTTACCGTTGATAACGACTAAATAAGTTAAGCAGGACCGGAGGGCAGTGCTCCGCATTTCCACCATATTATGGGAATGAAACAGGATCGACTGATGACATTAAGGGTTGAAGTAGGTGATGGCGCGGAAGCTGCCTTAACGCAACGAAAACAATAAATGCTAACGACAACGGACGCATTGCTCTAGCCGCTTAAGCTAGGACTGGGCTTTACTGGTTGTGCCTGGAAACAGAAACAATCTTACCCATTTTTTACACAGACACACACATAAAGGATAAACAAAAATGAATGCTTATGAAATCAGATTGCAGATATTGACTATGGCCAAGGATATGCTTTTTCAGGAATGGGGAATGAAGGAGCGCGCTGCTTCTGAAGAATTTTATCAGAAAAGAGAAATTGCGAATAGAGCAAATTCATTCGTGCCATTTCCAGAAATAGCGCCAATGCCGAGTGCCAATAATATTTTAGAATTGGCAGAAAATTTGAATAAATTCTTGAATAGAGTATAGAGATACTGCTAAGATTTGTTCTTGTTCTAAGTAAAATTTTATGTTGAATCAAGAACCATCGAATGACAAATTATTTATAATTATTCCTACTCATCATCGAGTCATGCCCACCATAATTTTTAATGATATTAAAGGGGTTTCTCCTTCTCCTTTACTGGATGTAGCTACGCAAGTACGGAAGATAGGCTCCAAGGTGGAGACACGGTCTTGAAAACCGTCCCAGCCCTCTAAAGGCTGATAGTTCAATTCTATTATCTTCCTCCATTTTTTTATCAGTGTAAGGCTGATGCTTTTATTTTTGTCTGACTACAATATGACCTGCTTTTGAAGTCACTTCATGGGTAGATTCGGGAAATACATTTTTGACTTCATCGACATATGATGAAGTTGGTTTGTTATTTTGCCAGGAACTTCCTTTGCCTTTATCAGCTTTTGTCATTTTACCGTTGCCAGATTTATCGCCTTCGTATGTTGTTATATGAACAATTCCGGTTCCTGGCTTCATAAATGATTTAGTTTGTCTTAATGCTTTTTCTCTTTGTTCAGGCTCTTTGATAACATTAAGAACGTTATGAAGACCAACGTAATCAGCGTTGCCTGATGCTTGTTTTTTAACTTGCGAATTATGTTCTTCTGATCTATTATATGGATCATGAACGTGAAATTTACTGCCTTCGACAGAACCTTCTACGAAGTCTTTACCTCTGTCAAATCTACCACCACCGTTATCGACATTCAAGCTGTCGGGTTTAATCAGACCAGTTTTTACAGCATGCTTGACACCACCTGATACCTGTGATATAGATGTGTCTGCGCTAGTGTGTTCTTGCTGCTCTAAAATGAATTGCTTAAAATTTTTCATGATATTCCCCGTTTTTAAGAATATTTATAAATAAGTTTATCAGGGTATAGCTCAGTTAGTAGAGTACCGCACTTGGAATGCGGAGGCCGCCGGGGCGGGACCAGCTACCCTGACCATATTTTATAAATATTCCTAAAAACAGGAGTATTTTATGCTAAACTTTTCACAATTCATACAATTGAATGAGCGTATAACTAATATTTTTCCTGATAGAAAAGAAGATCAAGAAAAATTACAAAATCATCTACCAGAAATTAATCGTCAAATTGATAAATCATATGAAGATATTGGTGGATTTTTGGGTTCCAGAAAATTTGATATGCATAAAGTAATCACCAAACCAAATGAGTCTGGCAAAACAGTCGTTGTCGGTGGTGGTGCATATAAAGGAATGAAAAAAGGCAGAAGAAAGCTTTCGGTTATTCATCATGATGGAACCAAGCAAGGTAAAACAGAAGTTGCCAATCGTATTATTGCTGATGATTTAAAGACAGGAAGAGCAGTCCATCATATTTCTGGCGGCATGATAGGATTTACTAAAAATGCCCTTGCTAAAAGAGGGGATAGTATGGAAAATTATGTCTTGCCTCTTCATAAAGTAAAAAAATTGTTTCCAGATGAAAATATTGGTCATGCTGATCCAGATAACGAAGATGTTAAAGCCCATCCAAATTTACCTTGGTTTACTACTGAAGTTGGACCTGAAGGTAAAAAAGAAAAAGTACATAAAATCGCTTTGTCAGGCGCACCTGAACATCATAAAAATTAGGTATTGACGTACCTATAAAATATGCTATAATGCTCGTATAAATATGGAGTAGATTTTGGTGACTAAAGAATATCGTGATACTTCAATTGTCGTTGCTGATGATGGCACTGCCACAGTTGAATTTATGGAATATGAAGATGATAAGCTATCTTATAGCAATGTCGTTTGCTTCAAAGATGAGGCTATAGCCAGACTAGCTATCAAGATGTTTATGTCTGAGTATAGCGGGCACGATATTTTTGGTGATTATGATTTCTGAAATGGGGAATAACAAAATGTCAAATTATTCAAGTGAAATCCTGAAGAAATCTGCTTTTGTTGACGAAATTAATAATGTGATCAATGACCCACTTTCCGCTGGAATTTATGGCGAAGAGACTTTGAAGATCGTCAAAGATTACTTGACAAGAAGGCTCGCAGAGATTATAAAAGAGCATGGATAAATATGGGTCATGCGCCAGATGGGAAGGCAGTTGGTTTACATCCTACGATTGACGCGGTTCGATTCCGTGATGACCTACCATAAATATTGCCATTCAAGCTAACTTAGTAGAAGCGTGTGCCTGAAGAGCACGAGGACTTGGAGCGGAACCAAGGAATGGCACCATTTTTTAAGTTTGGTGATGGTATTTACAGAAATGTACAATTTTGTAAACAAAAGTTAGTATGGTGAGACTTCCGATCACCAAGTTTTTTTTATTGCCCACTAGATCAATTGGTAGATCAACGGACTCTGAATCCGCAGGTTCCTCGTTCAAATCGAGGGTGGGCATTTAGTTTTTTATTGCCGGATCGTCTAATGATAGGACAGCAGACTTTGAATCTGCGTATCTAGGTTTGAGTCCTAGTCTGGTATTTAGTTTTTATATGCTCCAGTAACCGCCATGAATACGAATCATGAGTAAGGTAATTGAAGGCAGATGTAGGTTTGAGTCCTACCTAGAGCGCCATTTTTATGCCCTGATGATGGAACGGCAGACATAGCGGACTTAGAATCCGTGGGTTACTAGAATATCACCAGAATATTTTCTTGGGCTTGTAGTGATAGAAGTTAGCACACCTGCCTTGCACGCAGGAAGACACGGGGCGGTACCGTGCTGGTCCACCATTAATGAACTTATCATAATAGTCTCTATCTTCCTAGCGTAATTTCTGTTCCTTCTGAAAGTCTTGGAGCGGTGGCTATGTTGTCTGGAATGATTCCTACACAACCAAATCGACCCGCTGTTCCGGCAGCACGATAAATTTAGGGGGCGAAAGCCCCCTTTTTTATTGACTAAATTCCGAATGCCTGCTATATTTGCTTCATAGAACGGAGATACCTAATATGGCTGAAATCGCTCTTCCTGTCATTCGTCTGACTCCTGGCAATTGGAACAATCGTCCCATTGGTGGTCGTGAAATGAGTGTGGCGTATTCTTTGTATAACAAAGACGATCAGATAATTGATATCATGACTTTCGAAATTTATGGTGATCGGGCGTATGTAAACGATTGCTATGATCGCTGCTGGGAAGCTACCCGTGCTGATGCTCGTGCCGTAGTCCGTGATCTGAAGAATTGCGGATACAAGGAAACCGCTTACTGGACTCCCACGTTCGTATAAATATAAATAAATGAATTGTGAATAATCAACATTTTAGAGGATTCGCTCATGCTAGGATTTAAGGCATATAAAAAAGCAATAGACATTCATACTATTGCTCCTGTATCTGAAGATCATCCTGACTACAGAGAATATGAAGTACAGAATATGCATTTTGGTGTAAATGATTATGTCCCCGAGATACGTTCAAGTGAAAATCTATCAGAAGATTTTTTCACTGAAGAACAGATTCGATATCCAGACCCAAATAATCCAAAAAAAACTATTATCGGTCATACTGGCGGTAAAAAAACAAGTTCAGCCACACAACAGATTCGATATCCAGACCCAAATAATCCAAAAAGAATTATTATCGGTCATACTGGCGGTAAAAAAACAAGTTCAGCCACACACATATCCGTACCATCGCATGTTTTTACAGGTGGGCGAACGTCCGGTAATAAGCATTTCATGGGCATGGATGAACGCAATGTGATGCGCTCTGCTGTTTATGGGGAGGACCACAGAGAACCATTGGGCCTTCAGGATATGACAAATATCCATAAACAAACATTGGAAAATCATTTCAATATGTCTGAATCAGAGCAGATAAAGGCAGAAAAAGAAGCAATCGAACGTCTCCATAGAGCCGGTCATCTTGATAGCAAAGATACTACAGATGAAGGTGAAAAGACTGATACTGTCGAGCATGAGCATGATGAGCAAGGCAGAAGCTTTGAAGCAGCATCGTCTAAAGGTGTAGCAGGTCATGCGGTTTATACACAAGGTCATGGGGATAATCAGAGACATTCAATTATAAACACTTGCTCAGGTCAAACAAGAGGATGTGGTGGTGGTATTGATATTCGCAAAGTAATTAATACCAAAGGGGAACCAAAACTCGATGATAAAGGCAAACCTGTTGAACAAAAAAGTATAGATACTTCTCGTGGCACATGTTTTGCACCGAAAGCAGAAACACAATATGTTGGTGCTTCTGTACGTAGAGCATGTCATGAACAAGCAAAACACGATCCAGCAATGACCCGAGATTGGATTTTAGCACACACACATTCATTGCGTAATAGAGCCAATGAAGCAGACAAAAAAAATAAGAGATTTCTTTTCCGCCCAAATGTGGTTGACGAAACAGATAGAAGTTCTCGCTATGTAATCAAACATTTGAATGCCCAAAGAGCCAAAGCAGGCAAACCCCCAATTGTCGGGAATTCCTATGGTAAGACTAACGAACTCCATGATCCTGCAAATAATTGGCATGTAACATTTTCAAATCCTGGACCAAAAACTAAACACGGCGCAGAAATTTCTGAAAATAAAACTCGCGATTCTAATAGAGTATTAAATACTATATCTTCAACAGACAAAAATAATCAAGACATTAAAAACGATGAAGGCGAAAGAACACCAAACAAAAATTCATATCTCGTAACTAATATGCAGCGCGGCGGGGCTATGGATAAAAGATTCCAGGGTTCCGTAACTCATGCTAAATATTGGGGAATTGGCAGAGAAGAAAAAGACCTTTCTCAAGCTGAGAGAGAAGAGGGAGACGAAGGGCATTTTGATGGTGAAGGCAAGCCAACAACACCAGATAAAGCCCACTATGGTCATAGAACAATTACTGGGAATGATGGTGTTCGTAGACGATACGATTATCAAAAACAACATATTCTTCACCCAAGATTGGTAAATGTTAATGGCCATGATATTCCTACAGATTCTCGTTTTCAGGATGAAAATTTTCTTCCCCCACCAAGCAGAAGATTTAAAACAAAAAATCGTAAAATCGCGGGGGCAATTCTAGTAACAACACCAACTACATCAACTAGTAAAATTCAACATCATTCTGTATTTACACATGATGTAAATGAAAATCATATTGATCACGCAACACACCATAATGGTGAGTATGAAATCGACAAACCAGAAGATCAAGAAAAGGCTCGCGGAAATGAATATGATCCGCCAAGTCCAATTATTGATCCGAAAAAAGAAGCTGACAAAAAACGCAATGCAATTGCGAATGCAGCAAGACCAAGAATAAGGATAAGGATGAACAAGAAGAAATCCTCTAAAACAAGTTTACCAAAAAAACCATCTAAAGAAAAATGGTATTAATTTATCTAAATAAATAACCTCATACAAAACACAATTTTTAAGGCTTGTATTTGTGATTCAGATACAAGCCTTTTTTATTTGAAAGGATTCTCATGAAATGCACGGTTCAAATCTGCCACTAGGTAAGCATTTAATTTTGGAAATTTGGGGCACGCCTTATTCACTTCCGTTTTGGAATATGGATGAAGCTGCCGCAACTTTAGTCCAGTCGGCAAATGATGCTAAAGCCACGGTTTTAACAGAACGATGGCATCATTTTGGTACTGGATATGGATATACCGGTGTGGTAATTTTAGCCGAAAGCCATTTGAGTGTTCATACATGGAATGAATATGGATATGCTGCAATTGACGCTTTTATGTGCGGCGAAGCCAATCCAGAATTGTGCATACCAAGAATTTTGAAATTCTATCATCCAAAAAAATATAAGGTGAATCTTATTGAAAGAGGATGTGAGCCAGATTCTTCTTTCATTTTTGCATAAATTTTTGCTTGACTGATTCCTCCTGATTGGGTATATTCTCTTCATAGACACAACGCGGAGATTGATTATGATCCAGATTTGGCAATATCATTGTAATTTTTCTCATAGCCCATACACCATGGAAGAGGTTAAGACTGCCATCTACAATTCAAAGTACAAGCATGTCGCTACGTACTTTGATGATAACATGAGCAATGCTTATTGTTTGACTCAAAATTTTGATCATTCCTGGGTAGAGACTGAGGAAGATTTGCTTTCTGTCAAGGTGGAAGGTTGTTGCCGTTCCACGATGATTGGTGATATCATGATTAAGAATGGTGTTATCTTCATGGTTGATCGTGTTGGCTTTACGGAACTCGTCGTTTAAAACCAGTTGACATAGTTTTCAAAACTGTTTATATTCTCTTCATAGACACAACGCGGAAACGGATATCATGGTCATCACGAAGAATTCTCTGGAAAACATGATCTTGACTGCCAACACCGAAAGGCAGGCACAAATCATTGGCCGGGCTTGTCTGGCCCTTTTCAATCGTCAAACCGAAAGCGAACAGCAGATTAACGAAGCTGTAATTAATAATTTGGCTGGCTTCTGTAAGCAAGATGCTCGTGAGGGGTCAATTACTGCGAAGAGTTTTATCAAGAATAAGACTCTTGCGGAATGGCAGGTTGAAAAGTGGACAAAGCGAGATGTTCGTGGTACTATGCGTATCGCAAAGTATTGGCGGCAGTTGGCTGCTGTTTCTGCTTCCCGTGCTGTTGCTGCATAAAATCATGTTGACAGTGACGATAGCTTAGGCTATATTCTCTTCATAGACACACAGCACGGAGACTACCACGATGTACAAGGTCGGCATCACAATCCATGATCAAATCTGGGCACAGGACAAGTGGGCGTTTGCAAATTGGGGCGCCAAGGATATGGTCTATGGTGATAATGGGGTTCAATTCAAGACCAGCGGCGCTGTAAAGTATAAGGGTTATGTTGTCATTCGGCTGACAGGCAATGATCTTTATGAAATCACTTTCTACAAGCTTCGTGGCATCAATATGACCAACGTAATTCTTCGGCGCGATATTTACGCTGATAGTGTTATTTGTGAAATTAACTCTATCGTTCTGGGAAATTGAAATGCCGTATCTCAATCAAGTGCTAGCTGGAATTGTTGTCTGGCTAGCGTTTTTCTTATTTTTTTGGGAGGCATATGATGTTGCCTTGCTCTTGATACAAAATACTCATTGACACACCTACCACAATTTGCTATAATGCTTTCATAGACAGAAACAAGGAACCTAAACAATGATTACCAATCTTCGTGATGCTCTGGCTCGTGGCGCTGTTACCGTGACCTTCATCAAGGTAAATGGTGAAATGCGCGTTATGCGCTGCACTACCAACGATGATCTTTTTGATTATGAGTTCAAGAATGTCGAACAAGTGTACAATTCTGACATTCTTCGCGTGTGGGATTTTGGTTCCAATGCTTTCCGTTCTTTTCACAGGGAAAATGTGATTAGTTGGGAAGTTGATGTGAAGATGGCGGTTGATCGTGATGGGAATATTTCTTTCCGAATGTAAAAACCACATTTTCTTATATATAAACCAAAATTTAGAAAGGAGAGTATGAAAAATGGCGCAATACAAACTGGTTTATTCTGAAGTGAACAATGATCGTACCTCCAAGAATTTTGGTTACGAGATTGAGCAAGTAAAGAAGTTTCATTCCTTGAATGAAGCTGTTGAATTCTCACGTATGTTGGCTAATACCAACATAAACATGCGCGGCAAACCCATCATTGAGGAAATTTGACATGTCCTACATTACTCGCTATAATCTTGAAAGCAAGCTTTGGGAAGTCGGTTATTGGGTTAATAGCCGCTTCTACATCGTAAGCCGATATCCAAATGCATAAAAGGAAATTTGCAATGGCTTATATTGATTCTGATATCGGTGAGTTAGTCGGTCTGGTCCTGAGGAAGATCGATTATGATGATTATACAAAGGATACGATTGACTTTACCACCGATTCCGGTAAGCTCTTTCGCATGTACCATGATCAGGATTGCTGTGAGACTGTGCGCGTAGAAGAAATCATTGGTGATCTTGATGATTTGATCGGCAATCCTATTTTGACCGCTGAAAAGCGCACATCAGATGCATCTGGCGACCCTGATGTTTGGGAATCTGGTGCATGGACTTTCTACGAATTGGCGACCATCAAGGGCAGCGTAACAATTCGCTGGCTTGGTATCAGTAATGGTTATTATAGCGAAAGCGTAGAGTTTGTAGAAGTCAATGGCGATAAAACTTCGCGATTTCGGAGTCATTAAATGAACGAAGATCGGAAGACGGCCGCCTGGCAGCCGCTCATGGCCGAGAACAACCGGCTGCGGTCCGGCTGGCTCCGCTCCATCCAAGCAGAGAATTCCTGCGCGGCCACTGGCAAGCCATGCCGCGAACCGTGCGCATGCGTGCTGGAGCAGGCCGCGTTGATGGAGCCGCCCCATGCCGAATGACACGCCCCGTCCCGAGACGACCGGCCCGCACTGGCGCGCATTTTGGTCTGCGTTCGCGCCAGCGTACGTCCGCTGGATGCTGTGGGCATCCCCAATCTGGGGATCGGTGCTGGCGTATTCGCTGTGGGAGATCGCGCATGGCCGGTAGATCAGGAAACCACCACCAAGCCCCGACGCGAAGCGCGCTATGATCCCCACGGCAAGATCGTCTGCATGGCGGCAGAGCCGCGCGTGGGCTGCTAGCAGGGAGCCAGTAGTGGCTTATTATTGAGGATTCTTTTATGAATGAGGATAAAGTGTTCAGATACGTGGTGGCTAGAAAATGGCACCCCGACGATCCTAACAGCGATTTATGCATCTATGCATATCACACTGAAATACAAACAGGTACGATGGAAGATGCCCGTCGCTTTCTTGAATATGTCAACGTTCGACTTCGACGCGATGATAAGAAGGACTATAGCATATATCGGGTAGAATTCGTTGAGGTTGAGACATGATATCGTCCTAGCCGCACCAAAAATCGTTAATTTGATCTACCCATTGTTGGATTGCTCTCGGCCCGGACTTCTGTGTTAGGCCATGTCCAACATTCTCCACTATCATTTTGAAAACAAACCCACAAAAGATGATGCTCTGGTCCATAATCTATAAGAAAATGGGCCAGGGCTTTTCCTTTTGGTGTTTTGATAGGAATAGGTGGATTTAACTGTAGAATCATAAATTCAATCCGTTACCATTGATTTTTTTGCGTCTTCTAAAAATGTTCTGATAGCGTCAAGACTATTTTTACATTGTTGGTTTTGCTGATATAGATTTGCAATAAATCTGGCTACTTGTATATCAGTCAAGTTATTGCTTGGTGGAATCTCCACACGATTACAAACAAACATACTGTCTGCTGGCATCACAACGAACGTGTGCTGGGTTCTAATCATAACAGGGTCTGATGTACACCCTGTCAATAGCAGCATACCTATAAAGGTTGATAATCTGCTCATTGCGTCTCTCCATTTCTTAGCTGGTCTAGGGTGCGTCTCAGAACGTCAGAGGCTGGTCTATCGGCTGCCTGGGCTACTGGTGATGCCAGAAACTGGTTCAGGCTTTCTATGCGTCTAGAAAGGGCTTGATTCTGTGCAGCTAGCTGTTCTGTTATAACCGCCTGCTGTGTAGCTATAGCCTCCTGTCGCTGTTCAAAATCTCTACGATCTTTCTCTGCCTGTTCCATCTGTCTTTGATTAAATTCCACCAAGGCTTGGTGTTCTATATTACGTTTCCAAATAACATACGTAGTTCTAACGGCACCGCCCAGCGCGATGCCAATAAATATGTACATAGCAAGTTTGTCTAAACCAAAAAATGAAAACATATTTAAAACTCCAATGGATGGATGAAATAATGTACATTGTTCCAAAAAAATATATATTAGATGCTTCTAAAGACCCAGAAATAGATCAAAAAAACAACACGTTTATTTATGCCTTACAGATAGCAAAAATTTATAAAAATGAAAATCTTACTCCGGTATTCATTTATAATCCATCAGAGAACCAATTAATCGTGACCACCAAACAAAAAATAAACAATGAATTTCATTAAAATATTTTAATTTTGCTTGACAATCGATCCCGAAAGACATATATAGAATTGTGCGGTGCAACATTTGGCCGCACAATAAAATCTTGCTTTAAGGAGAAAAATATGTCATTTTGGAAAACTTATAATATCGATACTACAAATTTTGATCGTTTTTTTGTCGGTGCAGATACACTGGCAAAACGCCTATCAGAATCTACAGCATTCTATGCAAATAATGTAGCAAATTATCCACCATATAATATCAGAAAAGTCGAAGATAACAAGTATGTTATCGAAATGGCCGTCGCTGGTTTTACTAAGCAGGACATTGAATTGACTCTTGAAGATAATAAACTTCTCATTAAGGGAAGCACGAAACTGGAAAGCAATCCTAAAGATGGTGACGGTGCATCATATCTCTATAAAGGAATTGCCGACAGAAGTTTCAGTAGAGCATTTACACTGGCGGATAACGTAGAAATTCACAATGCAGAATTGATGAATGGTATGCTCAAGGTTTGGTTGGAACATTTAATTCCGGAGTCCAAGAAACCACGTAAAATTGAAATCGAAACAAAGGAATAAAACAATGATATTTTCTCTGGCCACTCATATTATTGAGTGGGTGCGTGCAACATATGCGTTGCGAAAACAATCAAGAGAATTGAATATGTTAAGCGATAATGATCTTAAAGATATCGGTCTTACTCGTGGTGATGCTGTTGCCCTTGCGCTAAGGCTAAGGGAAGTTCATCAGGGATCATAAATAAGGGGAGCTTAACGGCTCCCTTTTTTTGTTATAGGAGAACTTAAATCATGGCAATCACTAGAGAACAGCTTCATTTATTTTTCGAGACTACTCACCCCGAAATTATCAATCAATACATCGATCCACTGAATAAAGCAATGAATCAATTTTTTATCAATAACACGTATCGTATCGCGATGTTTCTTGCCCAGATAGGTCATGAGTCTGGGGGGTTCATGCATGTAGAAGAAAATCTAAATTATAGAGCAGAAAGATTAGTTATTGTTTTTCCTAAATATTTTCGTAATGTTGACCCAAACAAATATGCCCATAATCCTGAAAAACTTGCTAATCGAGTTTATGCAAACAGAATGGGTAATGGTCCCGAATCATCAGGTGACGGGTATCGTTTTCGTGGAAGAGGATTTATACAATTAACTGGGCATGATAATTATGTTAATTTTGCCAAGGACATGGGCATTTCATTAGATGATGCGGTTATATATCTCTCTACGCCAGAAGGCGCATGTATGTCTGCTGCATGGTTCTGGCATAAACACAACCTCAATTTTTATGCTGATGCTAGCGATGTGGTAGAAGTCACTCGTCGTATTAATGGCGGTGAAATTGGTCTAACTGAACGTACTGCCGCATTCAAGGAAGCCCTACAAATATTTACTTGACTTCCTCTTTCTGACATGCTATATTGATGGGTCTAAGAAAGTGATGTGAGGTTAAAGTATGTCAGAATTTTATACAAATGTATTTCAGCGCGGTAATAAAATTTATCTACGTGGGTACAAAGATGGCGTGGTAGTGCGCGAGAAGATTGATTACAAGCCATATCTTTTTGCGCCTGCTGGTACAGAATCGATGACACCATATCGCACTCTGTATGGTGTCCCTATGGTCAAGAGAAATTTTGACACAATTCAGGAAGCCAATAAATTTCTTGAGACGCACAGCGATATTTCAAATTTTCATGTTCATGGTCTAACGGACTATAAATATCTATTCATTTATGATCGTTTTCATGGTGAAATTGAATACGATCCTTCCCTAATCAACGTGATCAGTCTTGATATCGAAACCGATTCATCGGATGGGTGGCCGGATATTGATTCGGCTGATAAAGCTATCACAGCTATCACACTGAGCCGGCGTGGGGTTAAGAAGGTATTTGGGGTATTCCCATACAAGACGACAGATGATAATGTAGAGTACATTCATTGTATTGACGAGCACACTCTTCTTACCAATTTTTTGCAGGTATGGAGAACTGGGCATTTTATGCCTGATATCGTTACTGGGTGGAACATTGAATTTTTTGATATTCCGTATCTGGTAAATCGTATCAATCGAATTCTTGGCACAAATGATTGTGAAAACCCAGCAAAATATCTTTCCCCATGGAATCTTCTTACTGAGAAGCAAATCGAGATTCGCGGAAAGACCCATACGGTATTCAATCCTCTTGGCATTTCTGTGCTTGATTATTATCCACTTTACAAGAAATTTAAATTTGAAACGCAAGAAAGTTATCGTCTGGAAAACATTGCCCAGGTAGAAAATTTGCCTATCAAAAAGCTGGATTATAAGGCACAGGGGTATACCTCTCTTGATGACATGTATAAGAGGAATTTTCAGCTTTTTATCGACTACAACATTCAAGATACTACCGTAATTGATTTGCTTGAAGAAAAATTAAAGTTTATTGAGCAGGTAATGGCCCTTGCATATGATGCGAAAGTAAACTATAATGATACCTTGGCGACAGTGAAGCCATGGGATATTATTATTCACAATTATCTACTTGATCGTGCTATTGTCATTCCTCAATTCAAGCGTGGTAATTTCAGTCAAAATCTAGCCGGTGGATATGTCAAAGAACCAAAAATTGGTATGTCGAAGTGGGTAGTCTCATTCGATTTAACTTCATCATATCCCAATCAGATTATTCAATATAATATTTCCCCCGAGACATTCCGAGGAAGAGAACAAAAATTTAAAAATATTGATGATTTGATTATTGCCATGAGAGAAAATAATTTATCGATTGATGGAAAGTATGCATTTGCGGCAAATGGAACAAAATATGATAAAGATAGACAAGGATTCTTACCATCCATCATGAAAAAGATGTTAGATGATAGAGCGAAGTATAAAACCCTAATGCTCGAATCAAAGAAACATCTGGAAAAATTGGAAGATGAAATCAAACGTCGTGGTTTGATCTGAGCAAAAACCAACTCGGAAGGACGGCAGAAAAAACCCGAATATTACCAGAGCAATAGAATGGAGAAAGAATAGCAACGATGGATTTACATGATTTAACCGACGATGAATTGATTGAAATGAAAAAAAAGGCAGAAAGGGATGTTGCACGTTATCATAATATGCAATTGGCCAAAAAGGTGCAACTTCAACTCAGCATATGGCGCGATTGCAAACGAATGGTTTCGGTGGTTTGACTTTAATCTGGCAGAGGCTATTACTCTATCTGGTCAGCTTTCCATTCGCTGGATTGAGAAGGAAGTTAATGCATATCTCAACAAAATTCTAAAGACTAAAAATGTTGATTATGTGATCGCATCAGATACAGATTCGATCTATGTCAATATGGAACCTATTGTAAAGTCAATGGGAATTGTTGATGATCCGCTGGCTGCAACTTTTGCGCTTGATGAATTCTGTAAGACTCATATTCAATCCGTAATCAATAAGTCTTACAAGAAGCTTTCTGATTATATGAATGCTTATGAGCAGAAGATGTTCATGAAGCGAGAAACCATTGCGGAGAAGGGAATTTGGCGCGGCAAGAAGATGTACATTCTAAATGCCTGGAACATTGAAGGCGTGCAGTTTTCTGAGCCAAAGCTGAAGATCATGGGCATTGAGGCTGTACGGTCTTCGACGCCAAAAGTATGCCGCAATAGCATCAAAAAGGCTCTTGAAATTATCATGAACAAGGATGAGGAAAGCATCCAGAATTTTATCCAAAATTTCAAGGAAACCTTTGAGAAACTTCCTTTTGAAGATATTGCATCACCAAGAGGAATGAACGGTATTGAAAAATATTTCACTAATGGAATAACTGCCATGCAAGAGCAAATTGAATTGTATGGCGCACAATACATTTCTAGAACTCCAATCCATGTCAAGGGGGCGATCATTTATAACAGTCTTCTGGTCGCTAATGGTCTAGATAAGAAATATCAAAAGATTGGCAACGGAGACAAGATCAAGTTTGCATATCTAAAACAACCAAATCCAATTCAAGCTTCAGTAATTTCTATTCCAGAAGAATTGCCACCAGAACTAAAGCTTGAGAAATATATCGACAAAGAAATGCAATTTGAGAAGACATTTCTTCTGCCTATCAAATCAATTCTTGATGTAATCGGGTGGAAGTCTGATAAGTCTCAGCATTATGCATCTCTTGAGAGATTCTATGAATAACAAATTTGAAAGGATAATATATGTCACTACGTGATAGAATTCTACAAAACTCAACAATTAAAGAGACTGCCATTCTGTCGGAAAGTTTTTTGTTTAAAACCAAAGATGTAGTACCAACCCGAGTACCAATGATAAATGTTGCGCTATCAGGTAAAGTCGATGGTGGTATCATACCGGGACTTACAATGATTTCCGGACAATCAAAACACTTCAAATCTGGATTTACTCTACTTTTAGCTTCAGCTTTTCTGAAAAAATACAAAGACGGTATCATTCTATTTTATGATTCTGAATTTGGTTCACCAGAAAGTTATTTCGCTTCTTTTGATATTCCTGCTGAAAATGTCGTTCATACTCCGGTAACAGATATCGAAGAATTGAAGCACGACATTTCTGTTCAATTAAAAGATTTTACACGAAAAGACAGGGTAATGATACTTGTTGATTCTATTGGTAATTTGGCTTCAAAAAAAGAAACAGAGGATGCAATCGAGGGCAAAACTGTTGCTGATATGTCAAGAGCAAAAGCATTGAAATCTCTTTTTCGTATTGTCACTCCAAAGCTAACATTAAAAAATATTCCTATGGTCGTCATCAATCATACGTACAAAGAGATTGGTCTATATCCCAAGGATATCGTCTCAGGTGGGTGCGTCGATGGGGAGACTATGATTCGGATGGCTGATAATAGTTTATCTAAAATGGCTGATTTGACTGTCGGTGATTTTGTTTTAACTATAGATGGACCAAGGAAGGTGATTGCTACATGGAATCCCGAAACATTATATGAGGGTACACCAGATCGTTTTGAAGTTGAATTTGAAGATGGATATAAAGTTATCGTATCCGAAAATCATAAATTCTTAACAATCAATCGTGGATGGGTTCAAGTCACAGATTTAAATAATTATGATGATTTGGTATCAGTGTAAGAAACAAAGGAGTATTTTACTCGCCATAAATTCAACTGGCGCCAACAACAATTTTTATGGTAAAACACACAGCCTAGAAACAAAGATGTTAATTTCACAAAAATTGACAGGCAATAATTATAGAACAGAAGAAACTATAAAAAAATGGATTGATGAAGTTGCAAAAAAACCAAAAACTTCAGAACATAGATTAAAAATAGCCGCTGGTTCAAGAGGATTTCTTGTATTTCAAAATACACAAACTATGGAGATAATCCGAATTGATCGCGAAAGTTCTGAAAATTTGAACAAAAATCTATGGGTACATCCAAGAAAACTAAAACCGGAAACAAAATTTAAATGCGATCATTGTGAAATTATCACAACCAAAGCGTGTTTAAAACGATGGCACAATCAAAATTGTAAAAAAAAGGATTTGTTTATGAAAATTACAAATATTAAATCAATCGGTCCCGGTCCCGTTTATGACATTTCTGTTGATGGGAATGAGCAATATGTTCTTGAAAATGGTATTGTTTCCCACAATACGGGCGCATATTATGGGGCAAATGATATCTGGATTATTGGGCGTCAACAAGACAAAGACAAAACCGAAATTTCTGGATATCATTTTATTATCAATATTGAAAAGTCTCGTTTTGTTCGCGAAAAATCAAAAATTCCTATCACGGTTTCTTTTGCCGGTGGCATCGATAAATGGTCTGGGCTACTTGACTTGGCAATGGAAGCAGGTTATATTGTCAAGCCGAAGAATGGATGGTATGCTCGCACAAATAAAGAAACTGGTGAAATGGGTAAAAATATGCGAGAGGATGATTTTATTAATAATAATGAATTCTGGACTTCTCTCTTTGAAGAAACTGATTTTTCTAGTTGGATTCAGGAAAAATACACTCTTGTTCAGGGCAGCATTATGCCAGAAGACGATGATGAAACTATCAAGGAATAATTATGAAAATTGAAAGAGTAATATTTGGTAATTTATTAAATCGTGAAGAGTATGGTAGAAAGGCCATACCCTTCATCAAGGCAGAATATTTTCACGACAAGAATGATAGAATCATATTTGAATTGATTGATGATTATGTTCAGAAATATAACAGGTTTCCTACCAAAGAATCCCTACAAATTGATCTAGAGAACAAGCAGGGTGTTAACGACACCATGTTTAAGGAAATCGCAGAAGAGATTGCAACGATTGAGACGGATTCTGCCACAGAACTGGAATGGATTCTAGAAAAGACAGAGAAGTTTTGTCAAGAGAAAGCAGTCTATAATGCAATCATGCAATCAATTCAAATTCTTGATAAAAAGGACACAAAGTATGATAAGGGGGCAATTCCTCAAATTCTCAGCGATGCTCTTGGTGTTTCTTTCGATACTCACATTGGACATAATTGGATGGATGATAGCGATAGTCGTTTTGAGTCTTATCATCTTAAAGAAAATAAAATTCCGTTCAGATTAGAATATTTTAATCTTATAACAAAGGGAGGATTGCCTAACAAAACACTTACGACCATTTTAGCTGGAACAGGCATTGGAAAAAGTCTTGCCATGTGTGATTTTGCAGCAGGCAATTTACTTGACAGTAAAAACGTTTTATATATCACAATGGAAATGGCCGAAGAAAAGATTGCGGAGAGAATTGATGCTAATCTTCTAGATATCCCATTGGATCAGATGGAAGATATTTCAAAAGAAGTATATGATAAGAAACTAGCCAGAGTCAAGACAAAGACTAAAGGTCGGCTGATCATCAAGGAATATCCAACATCATCAGCTAGCTCTGCAAATTTTAGACACCTACTAAACGAATTGAAGCTTAAGAAAAGTTTTGTTCCAGAAATTATTTACATCGACTACCTAAATATCTGTGCGTCTTCGCGTATCAAATTAAGTGGTAATGTTAACAGCTACACCTACATCAAGTCTATTGCAGAGGAAATTAGAGGGCTAGCCGTCGAGTTCAACGTACCTATTGTGACTGCTACCCAAGTGAATAGAGCCGGGTACTCTAGCTCTGATGTGGGCCTAGAGAACACTTCTGAGTCGTTTGGTCTGCCTGCTACCGTCGATCTAATGTTTGCTCTAATCTCTTCAGAGGAACTAGAAGCCCTAAATCAGATCATGGTCAAGCAGCTAAAAAATCGTTTCAATGATCTAAATTTTCACCGAAAGTTTGTAGTTGGTATTGATAGGTCGAGAATGAAATTGTATGATGTAGAAGAATCTGCACAGCACGATTTAGTTGACGATACTCCTGTGATGAACCAGACAAAATTTGGCTCCGAGGATGATAACCGTTCAAAAGATAATAAGGGGTTTAAAAACAAATTTAAAGGATTTGCATGACAAACTACAAAGTAAAATACATGGCCGGCAACACTCTCCCTTGGGGAGTTGTCGAGGTACCGACTGAAAATATTATGAAGACTTACATTTCTTACAAAGATGCAAAATCATTTACACAAAACATGAATAAGAATTTATTGGGATTTCAAGGCTGGACACCAAATTTCTTCTTTGCAGAATGTAGTATAGAAAATAACTGAAAAAAGAGTAGGTCAGAAACGGCCTACCCTTTTTTTATAAATATTCCTGATATACGGAGTGTTTTTAATGGTTGATTTACTTTATCAAATATCCAAAACAGGTATTGGCTTTGGTACAAAAAAATATTTAAAAAAAACTATATCAAATATGATAAACAAAACCAATAAATTATATAATAAACCAATAGAATATCATTCTAAAATGTCGGATGGTAGAAAAGTATATTATGGCATTGACGATTTTGATTATGAAATGCACATAATAGTAAATCAAAATGATGCCGTCGAAGCAATATTAGCTACTGAGAAAAAATGGAAAAGCCAGAGAGTTGAGAGCGTTATTTCCATTCACCGAGCAAAAATTCACAAACTTTATTACCATCTTATTATGAAATTTGATTACATCATAATAACTGACAGGCAATCAATTGGTGGAGTTCGTGTATGGCAAAAACTTTCAAAAATGAAAAATATAAACATATATGGCATAAATCCACAAACAGATCAATCATATAATATTGATTTGCGAGAAATTCATGACACGCATGTTTCCGATATTGACTTATTAAAAATTAAATCAGCATCGACTGGCGTGTGTAAAAAAATTGTCAAGAATGAAATTGGCTCCATGAAAGAGACAAGGATGATGAATCTTGTCGCTCATAGTAAAACTTCTACAATATAAATATCAAAAATTGGAGATTTATATGAAAAACGATCCCTGCTGGAATGGCTATAAAATGGTCGGAACAAAGAAAAAAGGCGGTAAGACTGTCCCCAATTGTGTTCCGGTACAGAAAGAATCTACAGAATTGCTGGATGAGGCAAATACTGCCATTAAAGCAATCGGCGGAACAGAATCTAGACATGTGAGAACATATCTAAAAAATAATGGGTTTTCTATGCGTGAAAATCAAAATAATGGTGGACATGAAATGTGGGTTCATCCTGATGGCAGAAGTTTTGCTATTCCGAGACATAAAGGTGATTTGTCGCCGGGCATTTTAAACAGCGCATATAAAGTTGCTAAGGGCACAAAAATGAATGAAGAAAAATTATCTGTGCAAGCAGCAAATGTAAAAAAATATGGAAGTTCTGAAAAACGTTCTAAAGTTAAAGCAAATCCGTTGTCTAGATTGGATGGTGATCCAACAGATTATATCAAAGATACCCCAGGACAAAGTAAATTGGCAACTGTCAAGAAAATTGTCAAAGAAGCTTTAAATAAATTAGAAGAAGATGCTAAAGGCTATAAAAATCCTACTGGCGGTTTGACCCAAGCTGGCCGCGATCATTATAACAGAGAAACTGGTGGAAATCTACAGGCCCCAGTAACAACACCTCCTCAAAAATTAAAGCCAGACAGCAGAGCCGCCAATCGCAGAAAGTCTTTTTGTGCTAGAATGTCCGGAGTAGAAGGACCAATGAAAAAACCAAATGGTAAACCAACCCGCAAAGCACTAGCTTTAAGAAAATGGAATTGTGAATAATGGAAGAGCTTGTACAGCAGATGAAGGTATGCCTAGCCAGCACTTTCGCATTTTATCTGAAGGCTCATAATTTTCATTGGAACGTAGAAGGTCCATTATTCCCTCAGTATCATTCTCTATTTGAAAGCGTGTACACTGATGCATGGGGCGCTATTGATTCAATCGCAGAGCATATCCGTGCTCTTGATTCCTACGCCCCTGGAAGCATGTCAAGATATTCATCACTTTCAATTGTCGATGAACAGCTAAATGTTCCAAACGCACACAAGATGATTATAGAAATTCTTTCAGATAATAACTCAGTGAAAACCCTTCTAGAAAAAACTTGTAATTTGGCTGAAAAAAATAATCAAGTCGGCCTAGCAAATTTTCTTCAGGATCGTATTGATATTCATTCTAAGCAGGGCTGGATGCTAAAAGCTACATCAAAGGTCCAATAATATGACAAACAAATACAGAAGCATAGAATCGTTGATTCGTCAGGTTGTTGGTGAGAGTTATAGCAGTTATAGTAGGCAGATTCGTAATAGATCGACAAAATCGCCCGATAAAATGGAGGATGGTATTGAAGATGGTGCCAAAAGAAATGCCAGCGCAGCGGCTGCTGCCGAAGAGAAAAAAGAAGATAAAAAGGAAACTCGTGAAATTGAAATTGAGAAACGCGAACTTGCTGCACGCAGACGCAGCAGAGAACACAGCGTTCGCGAAGAAATTTCAGTGGGGACAAAAAAACGTATTGAAATTAAAACTGTTAGTAGATTGGTTGATCCAGCACCTACCTCAGAAAAATCTAAATTGTCAAGAACAGCAGAAATTACATCAAAAATAATAGAAGGAAATTCATTAATGTATAGCGATAACAAATTCGGACTAACAGCCAGCCTTATCAATGCGACCAAATCTATTCTTGAAAGAGCCGAAGACAAAGAAAAGAAAGCTGTTGAAAGAGACGACGAGGAAGAAGTCAACCTTTTTAAAAAAGACCCTAAAAAAGATGGTAAGTTTGGTGAAGTTGCGGGCGGTAAAACTTATATTGAGTTAGAGCCAGAAACAGACGAAGACAATCATGATGGTGATGATGATAAAATCACAAAAAAATCTGGCAAAAACGAAAAGGATGAATTCAAGCGTCGTGGAATGAAAGAAGAAGTTGAACTTCACGAAGCTCTTCTTCCTATTCATACAATTGAAAGCCCAAAGGGTGAACATTTTTCAAAGATTTTCCGTAATACCACTACTGGAACTTATGAAATTCACCATTATGAAAACAACCAGAAGGTTGGTTCTTCCGTGACCAATAATATTGATAATGCACATAAGATTGCAAAAGATTCTGTGACAAGAGCACAAAATTCAAAAACCATAAAGAAAATTAGAGAATCAGTAGAGAATGTGGATGAGGGGTTTGTAAGACCATATGAACATTATGGGACGCATACAGGCACTCATTCAGGGGCAATAGAGCACGTTATTAATCATATGAAAAACCTTGGTTGGAAGCACTCAGGAACCACTAACCATAGTGATAAGATGAGCACGGCATATTTTGGGCATAAAAGTGGCGCAAAAGCATTTGCTACAATTAGCAATGTTGGTAGAGAACCACATGAGCATGGTTATGATATCCATTCAAGTGCATATGGTCCAAAGAAAGCGGTACGCGAAGAAGTGCATATTTCTGATGAAGAGCTTAATCATATCAACGCAATTGCTAACACTTTGGACAAAGCAAAAAATAAAAAACTAGACGAAGAAAAAATTGAGCACTTCCGCAATGGTTCAAGGCATGTTATTGCTGAACCTAGCCCAGCAGACCCTGATCACATGTTATTAACTTACCGAGAGAAAAACCAAGATATTGCATATGGAAAAGCCCATCGCAGTCACTATAAAAAAATAGCCAATGAATTTATCAAAACGGGTGAATTGAGAGGCTGAAGTGATTTCTTTCAAGAAATGGCTGATTGAAAAAGTAAAGAAAAGGGGCGAGAAGGATAAAGTTCCTTCCGCTCCTACAATCGGTTCTGCCCAAGGAGCAAATGGCGACCAAAGCGGTGTTAGACCAACTGGCGATGATACACCTGCTGGCGGTGGCAACGACTAATAACACATAAATAAAAGCAAAACATTTTTAGGAGTCAAGAAAATGGCATTATGGGGAAAAAATGATCAGGCTGTTACTGCAAACAGCACAACAACAAGAGAATCGTCAAACGGTGCTCCAATCAGGCGACCAAAGCGGATTTAATGTTGCGACTGATGTTACTAGAGCCGGTGGTGGCAACGACTAATAACACATAAATAAAAGCAAAACATTTTTAGGAGTCAAGAAAATGCCATTATGGGGAAAAAATGATCAGGCTGTTACTGCAAACAGCACAACAACAAGAGAATCGTCAAACGGTGCTCCAATCAACACCTACGCATTAGTGCGTCAGGGCGGTGGCGCAAACGCAGCATACGGCAATACAAACAACGGACTAAGCCACGCTAACGTAGATGTTGCTATGTTTGGTAATACAACAATAGGAGCTTTTGTTCCCGGTCAGGCTGTTGGCGTATTCGGCGTTGATACAACAGAAATGGCCGTAGGTTCTAGCGGTCTTGCCGTAGGAAGAGTGACGTTTGGTGGTACAGGCTATAGCGCAAATGCTACCGTAACAATCACTGCAACAAATGGCGGAACTAGTGGTGTTGCCAATGCATTCGCAAATACCACTGCTGGTGTTGGTGGAAAAATTACAGACATTAATATATCAACAGCAGGTTCTGGGTATATAACAAATCCATCAATCGTAATTTCAGCACCAACAGGATTGAGCATTACAGCAAATACCGCTGGCGTAAGCAATACTGCTGACGTTCTACTTCTTGCCACTGCAAATTCTCGTTTCCAGGCTGGCGACAGACTTCAGTATAGAGTTGCAACAGGCAATACGGCAATTCCTAATTTGACTGGAAACGCATTTTATTATGTGTCTTTTGCGAATACGACTGCTCTTGCGCTTTCTACAACAATTGGTGGTGCAAACATTGACATTGCAGAAACTCGTGTGGCTGCTTCCGAAACTGGACATAGCTTGATTGGTGATACTGCAACAGGCGTTATCATCGTTGGTGGTGCTAGAAACAAAGGCATAGCTCATGCTGGGTGGGTCTTGAGAACTGAAGGTAGTGGTGGTCGTGCAGGGCGTGTTACATACGAAACTCTAGTTGCTATGGCATCACTGGGCACACAGTCAGCACCATACGGCACTCCTGCTCTTGTGGCTGATGCTTCTGATGACACATTCCTACCTGATTCGTGATAAATACTTCTAAAAACTAGGAGTATTTTTTTATGTCTAATGACGCAAAAAAGGTAAGTGAATTAGGTATTGCTACTACCCTGTCTGCAAATGACAGGGTAGTAATTTTATCAAATCCAGACACTTCAGCCAATGTAAAAACTATAACCACAAATAATTTCTTTGCATCTCTGGGGCAAATGAATGTCAACGGGAATATTGTTCCCACATCAAACAATGTTTACGCGCTCGGTAATAATACAAATCGTTGGGCGTCTTTGTGGATTGGTAGTAACACCGGAATTAGATATTCAGACAACACCACTCAGACTACTGCATATACAGTAACTTCAAATACATTCAATCCAAATTTCACAACAAATACAGGTAACGTTCTTGTTGGTATGACGCAAAGTGGAAATTATATTAAATTTGGAAAAATATGTTATTTCCGTACATATATTAATTTTGCTAATGTGTCTTCATATGCTGATGGGAGTGGCCAATATCAAATCACTCTTCCATTCCCATCTGTCGCAACAATTTCTATTAGAGGCGGAACCCTACATAATATTAATACTGCGTCTGTTTACCATATCGGTGGTGTTTTAGATACCGAAACCAACAACTCCATTTTAAGTCTATATTATTCTGGATCAACCACAGATTTGGCATGGAAAAATACCACACCAGTATCATGGTTTTCAGGCAACACTACTCATTTTGATATTTCTGGCGTTTATGAAACCGTTTAATGAACGAAAATTTACATGATGGGAATTTTTTAATATACTGCGCGAAGCGATATGATGATCCAGGCGTCACTTCAACTGAAGAGTTTATGGAAGATCTAGACAGAATCAAGTATATCAAAAAACTACTGACCAGATATACTGAGACAGGTGAATTGAAAGAACGACTTATACTTAATCATATAATAGTATTACATAATTGTTTTGGTAAATATTTGTCTAAGATATTATTTTTGAAATTGGAACCACAATTTCATTATGTCAAGCCATTTTTAATTCTACTTAATGCTTTACCTCTGATCATATATAATGTGAATGAAAAAAACATCCACACGGACGAAATTCCACTTGACATTGGAATAGTAACCGCTCTCAGGAAGATCAACAATGAAGCTTAATGGAAACATACATAACAAATTATTAAATTTTATCAAATTTGTTGGTAAAGAAATTGGTCTGTCCAAACTACCAAAAGTAAATTTTGTCAATTCAAAAGAAAATAGTATGCGAGCTTTTGGTCATTTTGATCCAAAAACCAAAGCAATTGTTGTGAGAATTACAGATCGTCATCCACTTGACGTTATGCGTACCATCGCGCATGAAATTGTTCATTACAAACAAATCATCACAAACAAACCCGGCAACGAAGACGAAGCGAATGCTGTAGCTGGTAGAATTATGAGGAAATACGATAACACGCACCCTTCAGAATTTGACGAGCACCCCATCAAAGAGGATATCACGTCAGCCGTCCCAGCAAACGCTGTAGGTTCCCCTAGCGCCGCAAATGCTGCATTCCCCGGCCTAGGAGACAACCCCCCTGTAGGCCCAAAAAAGAAGGGTAGTAGGGGAGCATCCATTATAGGAATCGTTGCTAGGAAAATGCCATCATGAGCGACAACGTGGAATTCAGATTTAATAAAATAGATGATGCAATTGCAAAATTGGCCGTAGTAGCATCAGACTTATCTCGTATGATTGCTGTACAAGAATTGAGAATCAGTCAGCACGAAAAATCATCAGATAATATAGGGGTTCTCATGGAAAAAAGGCGCGATGAAATTGATAAAAAATTCCATGATGTTTACGACACTATTCGTGAAGAAGACCATGCCGTACTTGAGGAAATTCGCAAATCAAGAGAGGCGTCTGACAAGCAGCACAAATCATTGGATGAAAAAATTTCTCGAATGGAAAAAACGTTATGGATGGCAATCGGTGGTGGGGCTACCATTGGTTTTTTAATTTCTATGGCAGCAAATTACCTTAAACTTTTTGGAGGTCACTGATCCGAATTTGCTTGACACCATGATGGCTAATGTGTATAATTCATATTGTGAAAATGATATAAAGGTTTATATAATATGGATTATATTGATACAAAGTATGTAAATTTGATTTCAAGTAGGCTAAGGAATTTTACCAGAAAGTCATCAGAGTTATATAATTTTTCTTGTGTATTTTGTGGAGATTCAAAAGAAGCAAAAAAGGCAAGGGGATATGTCTATATAAAGCAGGGCAAGACTTTGTTTCATTGTCATAATTGTTCTGTGACTATGGGATTCCATAATTTTCTGAAAACATTTGATTTTCAGTTATATTCTGAGTATAACTTAGAAAAGTACAAAGACTCCAAACCAATTGAGCAAGTAAAGCAAGAGGCAGAGCTTCAAGATTTTATTAGCAAAATGAAAAAACCAATCTTCATGCAATCAGGCCCGCTTAAAGGTCTTAAAAAAATAAGTCAGTTAAAATCAGATCATCCATGTAAGATTTTTGTTGACAATAGACAAATCCCAAATCCATTTCATGCTAAGATGTTTTATTGCCCAAATTATATGCATTGGGTTAATGAAATTATTCCAGGCAAATTTCGTGACGAGATTTTGTTATACGATGAGCCAAGACTTCTTATTCCATTTTTTGATAAAGAAAAATATATGCATGCATTTCAGGGAAGATCACTTGACCCAAATTCTGATATGCGATATATTACCATCGTAAATGATGACAGCAAGCCAAAAGTTTATGGCATGGATGTAGTTGATTTCAATAAAAAATATTACGTTTTTGAAGGTCCGATTGATTCCATGTTCGTTGCAAATAGTATTGCAACTGCTGGGGGCGATCTTGTCTCTACCGTAAAAGATTTGCCTAAGAAAAATGCTGTTGTCGTGTATGATAACGAACCAAGATCAAAAGAAACAAAGCAAAAGCTTGACAGAGCCATAATTAATGGGTATAAAGTATGTGTCTGGCCTACCAATCTTGAGCACAAAGATGTAAACGATATGATCCTGGCTGGTCTTAGCGCAGATTTCATTCGATACATTATCGATCAAAATACATACCATGATCTAAGAGCTAAACTAGCATTGAACATGTGGAGTAAAGTATGACAAAAAAATTAGTTTTTTATGTCGAGCCGCCAGTAAAATGTGATTGGGCTATTGAGTATGTTGTTTTGGAATTTTGGTCTGGTGTTCAAAATCTTAGCGATTTTAAATGCATTGTATGCACAACACATTCACAAGAATTGGCTGAAAAAATTGTAATGGAAAACGAAATTAATCGAACTTGGGTCAAGGCATGGAGGTTATTCCCAGAATGAAATCTTACCACTACAACCAACAGACAATTAACGAAGATGATGCATCTGTTGTCACGGTTACAGAAGAACAAATCATCAAAGAATATTACCCATGGTGGGAAGAACAGATGATTAAAAAATTTGGCAGCGGGCATTATCTCATTACGCCAGAAAAATGCATCGAAGATTGGGTTATCGTTAATTGGGCGTGGGAAAGTAAATGGAAATGACCAGATACGAAAAAATAGAAAATTTGAGAGAAATGCGTCGGTTACAAACTTTGCTTGCTGATAAAATTGAAAAAAATCGTCTAGAGCTTAAAAAAGAATGTGATCATAAATGTGGTTATGTAAAAAATAGAATCACATATTACCCAGGAACATACTACGATAAAGGAATGGATGTACATTATGAATATTGTGATATGTGCGATTATACCAAAGAACTTAAACAAGTTTATGATTGAAGGATGAAACAATGATTATGAAAGTTGAGAGCATTGAAGATTTGAACGATGGTTTTTGTCGAGTTACATTTACCATGGATTGGGATACGATGGCTATTTTTACAAGGATTGGCTTGGAAAATACTTTAATAAAAGCTGCGGAAGAATCAATACAAACTTTTGATGTGACGACTGAGGAAATGGTGGAAAATGAACACAGCTAAAATTATTGCAATTACAAATCCACTGATTAAGAACTTGTCTGTCGAAGATTTCATCGCATATGCTGCCAGGGTATCAAACCCATCCAATCAAATGAACACCGAAACGTCAACTAAACTTCTCAAGTATTGCATCAAGAACAAGCACTTCTCAATTTTTGAAATGGTTAATGTTGTCATGGAAATCGAGACAACGCGAGATATTGGGCGACAGATTTTACGCCATCGCTCATTCTCATTTCAAGAGTTTTCACAACGATATGCCGATCCCACCAAAGCTTTAGGATTTGTGGGCCGCGAAGCAAGACTTCAAGACCCCAAGAACCGTCAAAATAGTATTGAGGTGGATGATGATGAATTGTCCATCAAATGGGATAATAAGCAGACTAAATTGATTGAGCATGCATCGGACCTTTATAACTGGGCGATTCAAAACGGCATCGCCAAGGAACAAGCTAGGGCTGTTCTGCCAGAAGGTCTGACTGTTTCGCGAATGTACATGAACGGCACACTTCGTAGCTGGATTCATTATATTTCTACTAGAATAGAAATAGGCACTCAAAAAGAGCACAGACTTGTGGCAGAGGCAGCATGGCGAGAGCTAACAAAGTATTTTTCATTTTTGGTAGAGAATAAGTAGTACCCAATAACAATCAAGAGGTAAGTGAATGACTATTAGAGTAACAAAAAGAAACGGCAAATTGGAACCACTTGATTTAAACAAATTTCATCGCGTTGTTTCATGGGCATGCGAAGGTCTTAGCAACGTATCTGCAAGCGAAATTGAAATCAAATCTCAAGTTCAATTTTATGATAAAATCAAAACATCAGATATTCATGAAACATTGATTAAAGCCGCTTCAAATCTTATTTCAGAAGACAATCCAAATTATCAGTACGTTGCGAGCAAGCTAGTAAATTTTGTTTTACGTAAAGAAGTTTATGGGCAACCAAATCTTATCAATCTTTTTGATCATGTGCAGAATGTTATTGATTTGGGATATTACGACAAAGAAATAATTTTCAATTATACCGTGGATGAATTTGATATTCTGAACAAGTATATCAATCATGACAGAGATTTTAATATTGTCTATGCAGGTATTGAGCAATTTCGTGGAAAATATCTTATCAAAAATAGAGTCACGGGTCAATTCTACGAAACACCACAAATGGCTTTTATGCTAATTTCGATGACTCTATTCAAGGACTACTCAAAAGAAACACGCCTGAAATGGGTAAAGGATTTCTATGATGCAATTTCAAATTTCGACATTTCGTTGCCAACTCCAATCATGGCAGGACTTCGCTCGCCGCAACGGCAGTTTAGCTCTTGCGTACTTATCGAAACAGACGACTCACTTGACTCAATCAATGCTACCTCTTCTGCTATCGTTAAGTACGTTTCTCAAAAAGCTGGTATTGGTATCGGTGCCGGTCGTATTCGTGCTATCGGTTCTGCTATTCGCAACGGTGATGCTTCACATACTGGCACGATTCCGTTTTTCAAACATTTCCAATCAGCAGTTAAAAGCTGTAGCCAGGGCGGTGTACGCGGAGGCGCAGCTACTTTACATTATCCTATCTGGCATTTGGAAGTAGAAGACCTTCTAGTTTTAAAAAACAATAAAGGAACTGAAAATAACAGAATTCGCCATCTTGATTATAGCGTTCAATTTAACAAAATTATGTACGAACGTCTATTAACAAATGGGCATATTACATTATTTTCACCACACGATGTTCCTGAAATGTATGATGCGTTTTTTGTTGACAACGATAAATTTCGTAAGTTGTATGAGGCGGCAGAAGCCAATCCAAACATACGACAGAAAAAAGTTTCTGCTCTAGAATTATTTTCATCTTTTATTCAAGAAAGAAAAGATACCGGAAGAATTTATTTGATGAATGTGGATCATGCCAATGACCATGGATCATTCATCAAAGAACTTGCACCAATTCGAATGAGTAATTTGTGTCTTTCTGGTGATAGCATCGTGACCGTGCAACTTGAAAATGGTGACATAAAGGATATGATACTTCAGGAGATTGTTGAAAATTCTTCCGAAAATTATAGAATTTTGTCACGTAATATCAAAAATGGTAAAGATGAATTTAGAAAAATAACAGAGCGAGCCAAAACTGGCACAAATAGAGAAGTCATCAAAATAACCGATGAATTGGGCAATAGTTTGACATGCACACCAGAACATCAAATTTATACTAAAAATAGAGGATATGTCGAGGCTAAAGACCTTTTAGAAACCGACTGCCTCCAGTTGGTAAAATGATTTCTATTATAAATATATTCTGAAATTAAGATATTTGGAGTATATAAAATAGATGGCTATAGTATATAAAATTACCAATCGTATAAACGGGAAGTCATATATTGGAATGACTTCCCGTTCTTTGGATGCTAGATTTAATAGTCATTTGGCCGCCGTCCGACAAGGAAGTAAATTTAGATTTCATAGTGCCATCAGAAAATATGGAATAGATTGTTGGGATAAATCAATATTAGCTGAATGTGATGATATAAAAAATATCAGGTTAATTGAAGAGCAAATGATAATTGAATATAAAACAATGGACAAATCATTTGGATATAATGCCAAACCCGGCGGATGTGGTGGCTGGATCGTTTCTGGTGAACATTATGAAAATTGGAGATTAAAGACGGCAGAAAGAAATGTAGGAGAAGGTAACGGCAATTTTAATGGATTGACAAACGATCAACTTTTTGATTTGGTTTTAGAAGAATCAATAAAAAATGGAAGAGTTGTTACACATTCTCATATGATAAAAAAATATGAGAAATTTCCAAAATCCTTCACCAAATTTAGATTTGGTGGTAAATATAAAAATTTAGCGAATCTTGTTGCAGAACGCCTAAAAATGGTATATAATCCAAATTTTAGAACTGAAGAGCATCGACAAAAATTAAAAATAGCTAACACTGGGAAAATTGGTAATAATAAAAATACACATGTAGAAATTAAAAATGGGAAAAGAAAACATGTTAAAAATTGAATATTTAAAAGAAAAAATTGACGTATATGATTTGACAGTTGAAGGAAATCACAATTTTTATGCAAATGGAATTTTAGTCCACAATTGCCAAGAAATAAATTTGCCCACAAAACCACTAAATCATATTTTTGATGAAAATGGTGAAATTTCACTTTGTACCCTTAGCGCCATCAATTGGGGAAGAATAAAAAATGTTAGCGATTTTGAGCGTGTTTGTAATCTTGCTGTTCGTGCTCTTGATAGCCTATTGGATTATCAGGATTATCCCATTTTGGCTGCTAGAAAAAGCACCATGGGTAGGCGCCCCCTTGGCATTGGTATTATTAATTTTGCTTACTGGCTTGCTAAAAATGATTTAACATATCAGAATATTACGCCAGAAGGTCTTCAAAAAATTCATGAATACGCTGAAGCATGGTCATATTATTTGATTAAGGCTTCAGTCGATCTTGCTAGAGAAAAGGGTGGACCTATTAAAATTAATGAAACCAAATATAATCAAGCAATATTACCAATCGACACATACAAAAAAGAAGTTGACGAATTGGTAAAGCCAGTGTATCATATGGATTGGGATGCGCTGCGACAAGAAATGCTTGTGTTTGGAATTCGCAATTCAACACTGATGGCTGGTATGCCTGCTGAAACTTCTGCCCAGGTTTCCAATTCTACCAACGGAATTGAGCCTGTGCGTTCCCTAGTAACAATCAAGGGATCAAAAGAAGCTGGATATGTCAAGCAGGTTGTGCCTGAAGTCAGAAAGTTGAAAAACAAATATGATCTTCTCTGGGATCAAAAATCGCCAGAAGGATATTTAAAAATTATGGCAGTGTTACAGAAATTCATAGATCAAGGTGTTTCGGTGAACACAAGCTATAATCCAGAGCATTATCCTATTGATCCAATTACACAAATGCATAAAATTCCAATGTCTGATTTGATTCGACATATCGTTATTTCATATAAATGGGGAATTAAACAATTATATTATTTTAATACTTTTGATGGTGCTGGGGAAGAAGCGAGTCCACATCTAGAACTGGAACGAATAAATCAAGATGATGAAGATTGTTTATCTTGTAAAATTTGAGGACTGATAATGACAGAAGAATATATGCGTGGATACGCTGAAGGTTTTGAAAAGGGCTATGCAACAGCCATAGCCAGCGAACCACCACCAGAACAAATGCTAGCGCCTATCATCAAGCTATGCCCCGTGTGTGGCTTGATAGAGGGCGAAACGTGCTATATGACTACCCCATGCTATTACGGAGCTAATAAAAATAGATGAGTACAGTTTTTAATATTTCCAACAAAAATCATATGCAACATACTTTATTTTTTGATGATAATCTTTCAATTGCACGATTTGATGTTGTCAAGTATCCTTTTCTAGAAAAGCTTACTGAAAAACAAATGGGATTTTTCTGGCAACCTACCGAAGTGGATTTGACTCGCGATAAAAAAGACTTCAATGCTCTTTCTGCTCACGAACAGCATATTTTCACATCCAACATTAAGCGCCAGATTGTCCTAGACAGCGTACAGGGTCGTGCTCCGACTGCTGCATTTGCCCCAATCGCATCACTTCCAGAATTAGAAAATTGGATCATCGCCTGGGCATTCTCGGAGACGATTCATTCACGTTCTTATACCCATGTCATTAGAAATGTCTATGCAAATCCATCTGTAGTTTTTGATGGTATCCTTGACATTCCAGAAATTATGCAATGCGCGGGCGATATCAGCGAATATTATGATAATTTGATTATTATGAATAATATACAATATTACGATTATGAACACATGAAAGCCCTTTGGCTAGCTCTCATGTCAGTCAATATCCTTGAAGGCATTCGATTTTATGCATCTTTTGCATGTTCATGGGCATTTGCAGAGTTGAAAAAAATGGAAGGAAATGCTAAGATCATCAAGTTGATCGCAAGGGATGAGAATCTCCATCTTGCCGGCACGCAGCAGCTTCTGAAAATCCTTCCACAAGATGATCCAAATTTTGTTAAGATTAGAGACGAAACCAGAGAACAATGCATCAATCTATACATCTCGGCATGTGACCAAGAAAAAGCCTGGGCTAAATATTTGTTTAAGAATGGATCGGTTATTGGTCTAAATGAGGAACTTCTTTGCTCATATGTGGAATGGATCACAAATAAAAGACTTCAAGCCGTAGGATTTCCTTCTCAATATAAAGTTACTTCAAATCCGTTGCCATGGACTCAAAAATGGATTAGTGGTGGGGACGTTCAGGTAGCACCTCAAGAAACAGAGATTTCTAGTTATATTGTTGGCGGCATCAATAATGATGTATCAATAAATATACTTCAATCGATGAGTTTATAAAAAAAGGAACGAAAATGACAAAAAGACTTAAAGAAATTACAAATTTAAAAAAAGATACAAAAAAAGATAATTCGATTAAGCCTTCTGTTTTTCCGGCAGAGTTTCAGGGCGGCATTGCTCCATTACCTATTGCGTTCAATGATGGACAACATCACCAAAAAAAACGTAGAAAAAACATCAAAGAAGATAGTGATTCACCAAAAGTAGTTCTACACGCACCAGCACAGTCACTTAGTGGATGGTTAAATCACAATGATAATCATCATCTTGGCGATAATAATTATGATATCAATGATAAATTACAGCAAACTTCAAAAAGAGAAAATTTAACTCAAGAACATTTTGATGCCGCAAGAGATTATACAGGCGGATCAAGTGATTTAAATCGTAATTTAATTGATTCTCATAAAAATGGCGAAAAAATTAATAAATTTCATGAAAATACCATAAATGCTATGGATTCCCTTACCAGACAACCAATTGGCCATTCGCTACATGTGTATTCTGGTATTGGCTTTGATCCCAGAAATCACGTAGGTTCAAACGGACATTTACATCTTCCCGCATTTACATCAGCTACTCATAATAAATATATTGCTCAAAGTTTTTCGAAAACTTCATATCCCGGTTCTGATTATGATATTAAACCAAACGAATCACATTCTATTCATATCGAATTACATCCACATGATCATGCTGCACACGTTTCGCACATTTCAAGTTTTCCTAATGAGCAAGAAACCATGCTCCCGAGAGGGACTACATTAAAAGTCAGAAAAACTCCAACTATTTTTAGAGACGTATATGGAAATAAAGGTCGGACACATTATGTTTGGCATGCGACTGTAGTACATCAGCAAGATAACCCGGAATTGGATGCAGCAAATGCAAAAAAAGAAAAAGAAACAGCGGCAAAAAAACTAATTGCAATGCAAAAAGCGCGAATTCTAGCACAACATGCTTTAAAATTCAAACAAGAACATGGTCGTTTGCCTGATATCAATTCCGCAGACCCATGGGAAAAAAGCATGGCTAAAGGCGTTAAACATTTTGCCAGTAAAGTAGGTGAAAATCAACAAAAAAAGCTTGACAAACCATCAGAAAGTGAAGTATAATGGTCAAACGATTAAAAGAAATAGTTCCTAAAAAAAGACTTTTCACTTCTTCTTATCCACCACCAGAATTAAAGGCTGGTATAATTCCAGAACCCATTGAATTTCGTGGAGGCAACAGAAAATATGTTTCTAGAAATTCGGGCGTAGCTCCTTTTGCCATAAATTTTCGTGATGGCAGAAGAGGGCAAAATATAAAAGAAGAAAATGATGAAAAATCATTTCATGATTGGCTAAATCAAAAATCAAACACTCATATTGAACCCGGCACAAATGGCGCAGACAATGCACATAATGTAAGTGATGAATTGATCAAATCCAGTCCAAATTTAAATGATCATGAAACTTATGCCATTAAATATTATAGTGCCGGATCAGGACCACTCAATCAAGAATTACTTGACCATCATAATGGAAAAATTGATAAAATAAGTTCAAAGCATGAAGAATTAGCTAGACATATTCATACTGCAACCAGCCATCCAATTGGACATGAATTGGATACATATTCTGGTCTTGGGTTTGACCCCAGAAATCATGTAGGTACAAGTGGGCATTTATATTCGCCTTGCCCAATATCAACGTCTAATAGCAAAAGTGTTGCACATGGGTTCACGAGTAGTAGTATTTCTGGTACTGACATTAAACCAAAAGAAAGACACATATTGCATGTTCATTTACAACCGCACGATCATGCGCTACATATAGAACATTTGACATATAATCCAGGCGAATATGAAACTATGATACCACCAAAAACAACACTTCATATACATCATACGCCAACAATTTTACACCACAAAAATGGTGATAAAATACATATCTGGCATGCAACAATCGCACATCAACAATAGGAGAATTAAATATGGGTTGGTCAAGTGGATCGGGACTTTTTGCTGAAATTGCAGCATTGATTGTAAATCATGTTGACAGTGAAGAAACTCGTGCTATCTTATACGAAGGTATAGTTGAACATTTTGAAGAGCGTGATTGTGATACATTGTCCGAATGTACAGGTATCGATGATGTTCTAGATGAAATTTTGATTGAAAAATATGATTTAGAATTGCGTGTAAATGGCGACGAAAAATGGCCTTATGAGCACGAAGATGATGAATAAAATTTAAGTCCACTAAATACTAGGATATCATAATGGAGTTCCTAGTATGTGGATTTATAATGAAAAAGATGTTGACGAAGCTATTTTAGTGGATTACATTGGCTTCGTCTATCAAATAACCAATTTGACTAATAATAAAAAATATATTGGAAAAAAACTGCTAAAAAGCAGACGAACCAAAATTATCGCAGGAAAAAAGAAAAAAGTTTCAGTTGATTCCGATTGGAAAAAATATTGGGGATCAAATAAATTTCTTCAAGAAGATGTGAAATCTCTTGGAGAAGAAAATTTCAAAAGAGAAATATTACGTCTTTGTAAATCAAAAAGCGAGGCGAATTATTTTGAGGGCCATTATCAATTTGCAAATGGCGTACTTCTCAGCGATAATTTTTATAATCAATGGATAATTTTGAAAGTAACTTCTGCTCACCTTAAAAATGTGTTGACAGAATAAAATTCATGTGATAGGGTACAATCCTACAGCCAACGAAAGAAATCAGTATTATGTCATTCGACATTGATAAAATAAGAGAATACGTTTCATCTTCTTCTGAAAATTCCAAAATTTATATCGGTGTTGATTCGGAACGTTTTAAAGTTCGTGGTCAATGGTATGCTGATTATGCAGTTGTTGTAGTTGTACATATTAATGGAAAACATGGATGTAAAGTTTTTGGTGAAGTCACAAGAGAACGTGATTATGATCAAAAACCAAATCGTCCTGCAATCCGACTGATGAACGAAGTAATGAAACTTGCTGAATTTTATCAGAGATTTGAGGATGTTATCGGAACTCGCTATTGCGAGCTTCACCTAGATATCAATCCAGACGACAGACATGGTTCTTCTTGTGTTGTTCAGCAAGCTGTTGGCTACATTCGAGGTGTCTGTAATATAGTTCCTAAATTAAAACCATATGGATTTGCGGCTTCGATATGTGCAGATCGTTTCAAAGAGCTTGCTGCATAGCAACAATGCGTTTTCCTATATACAAAGACGCATTGCTATGATATAAGCAAGTCTCGCATCGTGCGAGAAAGTAGGTCCAATTCCTGCTGAGTCCAATATAGGAGAAACAGACGTTGAGAAAGCGCATTTATGTTGTGCTTTTGAGTTTGGGAATTTTACTACACTCTGCTCCCGCAACTTTTTCAAGCGGTAGCGAATCAAACTTCAGTCAAATCGATATCACAAACGGCATCGAAACTGAGCAGCCAGAAATTGCTCTGGCATTTTTACATATTCCCAATCTTGAAAATACAAACAAAGTCACCGCTATCAGGGACGTTGTTCGTTCATATACAGCAACAGCATCTTGGTACAAACATGGAACCCGAACCGCAAATGGAGAAAGGTTCAATCCACAGGAATTTACAGTAGCTCATAAAAATCTTCCATTCGGTACAATGGTTAGATTCACAAATCCAGAAAATGGAAATGCGGTTTTAGCCAGAGTAAACGACAGGGGACCGTATATCAGGAATAGAGAATTTGATCTATCTCTCAGATGTGCAGAGCTTCTAGGAATGACTGAACGTGGTGTCACAAGATTATTTGTGGAGATACTTCAAAATTGAAAATTTATAATTATATAACGGAGTTAATGAAAAAAATGAATGAAACCGTAAATCGCAAGGGTCCAAAGACTGGTCATATCGAACAAAAGATTCAGCTTGCTCTTGTAGAATTTAAGCGTAGGCTTGACACCGAATATAACAAGCCACAAGTTGCTACTTTTGATCCCTACACTCTATCGGACACAAATCCTAGTCATATAGCCTCTCTAGGCTTTGATGAGCGGCTGTTCTTGGTAGAGGGTAATATCAGCCTAGTACCTCTAGTTGAGGGCCATTCAGGCGCCGTTTCCGATCAGCGCAGGCTGGTATGGGCGGAAGACGATAATAGTGCAGTGGCAAAATTTGTTGCATATTTTGGTGGTATGAATGACCATGAGAATAAATATGTGGTGAATGGAGTTTCTGTTACTGAGGCGATTCGTTAATGATCGTTGAAATTTATACCAAGGATGATTGTCCATATTGTTTTCAGGCAAAACGTTTTCTGTCACAGAACAACATTCAATTTACTGAAAAAAAATTGAATGTTGATTTTACCCGAGAATTTCTAACAGAAAAATATGCGACTGCTCGCTCATATCCAGTTATTGTGGTTGACGGATTTTACGTTGGGGGATATACTCAACTTAAGACATTGGTTGAGCAGAACAACATGACCACTAAAATTCTTTTAAATGAGTGATTGAAATGGCTCAAAGACCAAATGCGTATAATCGTGATGCAATTCTAAAAGATTTGCGGGTCCACGTAGTAGAACTCACTATCCACACTGAAAATGGATTTAAGATTTTTCATCTTTGTCTAAAACCAGAATATCTCCCAGAATCTTATATGCGAGATATGCAAGACGAAATTCGGTTTCATGAACATAATGTTGATGTTATTAATGCATGGAACGTAAAAGAACATCGATGGCAGGCTTTAACCATCGATCAAATTCACTATTGTCAAGTTATTGATGCGTACTAAAGGAGAATATTATGGAAGAATATACAGCTTGGGGGTGGCATGCAATTATCGATGCCGCTGGTTGTGATCTGGATAAAATGTCCAGTTATGATAACGTCTATAATTTTGCCAAGCAGCTTGTCAAGGATATTGACATGGTTGCATACGGTGAGCCACATATTGTGAATTTTGGTAGCGGGGACAAAGCTGGGTTTACTCTGATTCAACTTATCGAAACCAGTAATATCTGCGCTCATTTCGCAAATGAAAATCGTGAGATTTATCTTGACGTTTTCTCATGCAAGCCATTTGACGAAAAAATTGTTGAAGAACTGGTAGCCCAGTATTTTGGCTGTACAAGCGTCCGTCGCGCATTCATCAAGCGTAAGGCTACCGCTGAGTGAGCAAGACAAATAAGTTAGGCATCACATTTGGTGCCTTCGACCTTCTACATGCTGGCCATGCAGAATTTTTTAACGCAATAAATGAACACGTAGAACGTATCATTGTTGGATTACACATTGATCCATCAGTCGAGAACCCAAACAAAAACAAACCCATTCAATCAGTGTTTGAGCGTAGTTGGCAGCTTGGTGCAGTCAAAGGTGTTGATTGTGTCATTCCGTATGAAACGGAAAAAGATATTGAGAGAATGCTTGGTATGATTTCCAATATCACTCATTATTTTGTCGGAGAAGACCACAAGAATCGACCAGTGACAGGTGAGTTTCTTTGCGCTATCAAAGGAATACAAATTCACTACCTTCCGAGAATGCATGACTTCAGTAGCACTGAATTGAGACAAAGAATAAAGGAATTTGGATAATGGCAATTATTAGATTTAGTGATGATGAAGTTTTCTCTACAGATAGTAATGAGTATGAAATTCTTCAAAAAGCCGCAGAATTGGTTGGTGATACCCCTGGCGCAGTTGTAGAAATTGGAACCAGACGTGGTGGCTCTACCAAAATCATCATTGACGCCCTACACTCACAAAATAATACATCCCGTTCGATGTTTTGTATTGATCCTTATGGGAATATTGAACTGGATTGTAGCAATAAGAATATTTCCATTCATATGCCATGGCGAGGCATTAATGAAGAAGGTGATGCCATGTCAACGGAACATTCCAAGGGTATACGGCTGGATTATACCAACGACATGAGAAATCGAATCATTCCTTCTTTGTATTATTATGCATATCAACAAGGTTTGAATTTTCATTTTTTCTGTCTAGAAGACCATGAATTTTTTAGTCGTTTTGCTGATGGCGTTCCGACTTACGATTACAACAAAACTTTAGAAAATAATTACGCATTTGTATTTTTTGATGGACCCCACACGAATGAGGCTGTCGATCTAGAGATTAATTTTTTCTTAGATCGATCAACAATCGGATCAATTTTTGTTTTTGATGATATTTGGATGTACGATCATGACAAATATGAGAACATTCTATTCGCTGCTGGATTTGAAACAATAGACAGAGGCACAGTCAAGGCCAGCTATCGCAGGGTTAAAATGTAATGAATAATTTTGATTTAATGGAAACAAACGAGATTTCCAATTCAAATGCCCAGGGCGGAACTGAAATGTATATGCGATTTTTGTATAGTGGTGGGATTCCTCGTCACTTACTCAAAAATGTGCAGATTGTACCTAGTAGATTGCGTACATTGAAAGAAGACAAGATTCGTATATGGTTTGAGCACAATTTACCGAATGACCCAGAAAGCATGAAGCCATTCGTCGATCAAAATTTACGAGATAGCTTTCACAAAATGATCTTCCTATCAAATTGGCATTATCAATCCTTTGTGACACATGTTAATGCGCCATATTCATCAAAATGTGCTGTTATCGAAGGTGGGATGCATTGCATAGATTCTTTTGATAATGATCCAATTCTGCCTGCGAAACCAGACCCCCACAAAATAATTAATATTTCATATCATACCACACCCCATAGAGGATTGGAACTTCTCGTTCCAGTTTTTTTGAAGTTGGCGGAAGAAGATAAAAATATTCATCTTCATGTCCATTCTTCTTTCAAAATGTATGGATGGGATTCTCGTGACAAGCAATATGAAAATATTTTCAATATTTGTAAAAATCATCCACAAATCACATATCATGGATTCACTAAGCATGAAGATTTGATTTTGAGATTAAAAAATGAATATCATATTTTTGCATATCCAAATATTTGGCCAGAAACTATGTGCCGCGCACTACTCGAAAGCATGTATTATGGACTGTCGTGTGTCCATCCTGATCTGGCTGCTCTTCCCGATACGTCTGGCGCATTGAATAAATATATGTACAATGGCACCTTCGATCATCAAGAACACGCCAATTTGCATTACATAAATCTCAAAAAAGCAATCGAAGATTGTCGCATTTCCGATACCAATCATATAAACGGATTGAAATTTAATCGCCAATATATTCAGAATCGTTACAATACTGATTTTGTCTATAGTAAGTGGATTAAAATATTGGAAGAATTGAACACACAATATCCCACCGTAGAATCCCGCGCAATAAAAAAACAACAAAAATATTTTATGTATAAAACATGAGGATATCATGAAAACTTATTTAATTACTGGTTCTTGTGGTTTCATTGGAAGCAATCTTGCATTGCGTTTACTTAATAGTGGTGCTAGAGTGATTGGAGTTGACCGATATCACTCTAGGCACGATAAAATATTATCTGAATTGACAATTAATTCTAATTACAAACATTACAATATTGATTTGTCGAATGAAAATTCTTTGGATATTATTTCTGATGATGTTGATATGATTTTTCATTTGGCGGCAAATGCCGATGTTCGTTTCAGTTCTGTTTATCCTGATAAAGACTTGAATGATGGAATTATTTCCACTTTTAATGTTCTTCGATGGGTCAAGCAAAAGAATATTAAAAATATTGCCTATGCGTCAACGGCAGCATTGTATGGTGATCCTAGTGTTATCCCAACGCCGGAAACATATCCCTTTATTCAAACTTCGTTCTATGGTGCATCTAAGCTGGCTGGCGAGGCATTAATACAAGCACATTGTTCTTCGTATGACGCCAATGCCTGGATTTTTCGGTTTTGTTCTATAACTGGACCAAAATATTCTCATGGGTTCATTTATAATTTTTATTCATCATTGAAAAATAACTCAGATGAATTGTATATTCATGGCGGTCAAAATCAAAGAAAAACGTATCTTGATATAGATGATTGCATAGATGCCATTCTCATTATTATTAATAAAACCAAAGAATCAGTAAATATATTTAATATTGGGCATCCTGATATTTGTGGTTTGAATGATTCTCTTCCAATTATAACCAATTATTTAAAAATCAATCCAAAAATTATTTGGTCTGGTAATGAAATTGGATGGGTCGGAGATAGCAAAATAAGTCATCTTGATTTGACCAAATTGATTAATTTGGGATGGTCGCCAAAATATTCAATACCCCAGACGATAACAAGAACTCTGGAATGGTTGGAGGCTAATAAGTGGATTTTAGATGTTAGGAAAGAAATTTAATGATTGTTAGTAGAACTCCATTCAGATTATCATTTTTCGGGGGAGGCAGCGATCTTCCCCAATACTACAATTATATGCCTGGAATGGTGATTTCGACCACCATCAACAAACATATACAAATTGCGGTCCACAAAAGCCAGCCAAATCATATTCGAGCAGTTTACTCTGAATTGGAAATTGTTGATGATGTTGATAATCTAAAACATGATAGGATTAAAGAAACATTAAAATATTTCAATATCAAAAGTAATATCGAAATTTGTTCATTTTCTGATATCTCGTCAAAAGGAACTGGACTTGGTTCTTCATCCACATTTACGGTTGGACTGATAAATGCTCTTTACAAGATGCAAAAAATCAGATACAATAGGTCCGATTTAGCAGAATTGGCATGCAAAGTCGAAATGGAGTTATGTGGGGAACCAATCGGAAAGCAAGACCAGTATGCTGCTGCATATGGTGGATTCAACGTAATTCGATTTGATTCTTCCGGGGTTGAAATTAGCCCAATAAATATTAATAGCTTATCTCTGGAAAAACTCAATAACAATCTATTGTGCTATTCGACTGGTGATAATGGCAGAAGTACAGCAGAAATTCTTTCAGATCAAGTCAAGAATCTAGAAACTAAAAAAAATTCTGCTTTTAATAATACTTCACTCATGGTTGATATTGCGGAGGCAGGATTAAAATATTTAAAAAATAACAAGATCGATGATTTTGGTTCTTTGTTGAATGAGTCGTGGATGCTGAAGCGAAAACTTTCCTCAAAAATTTCAACACCAGATATCGATCTAATGTATGAAATTGCAACTTCTGCTGGTGCTCTTGGTGGAAAGCTTTTGGGCGCTGGTGGTGGTGGGTATATGTTATTTTATGTGCCAGAATCAAGGCACAATTCGGTAACTCTGGCGATGAGAGAATTTCGTAGATTTCACTTTAATTTTACAGATTATGGGAGCACAGCGGTAGAACTATGATTCAAAACGATCATTATATTTGGTATGCTAGCAAATTAAATTCAGCTTTGTTAGGCGTTAGCCAGGAGAGTATTCAACAGGCTTATTCGTTACTTGTTGGCAGCATCGGACAACCAGTGTACATTTTTGGCAATGGTGGCTCTGCTGCTATTGCTGATCACTTCTGCTGTGACTATAACAAGGGCATCACTCAAGATACTGCCATGAGAGGCAGAGCTATCAGTCTATCCTCCAACGGACCTCTGATGACTGCAATCTCCAATGATAATGGGTACAAAAATTTATTTGCTGATCAGTTGTACCAACATAATCCAAGTCGTGGTTTGGCTATCGCAGTTTCGTCAAGTGGAAATTCTGAAAATATTATTCGTGGTTTAATTGAAGCAAAAGAATTGGGCCTTAATACCATGGCTCTTATCGGATTTAATGGCGGCGTTGTTCTGGCGAATAATTTGGCGGATATCACCATTCATGTTGATTGTGATAATTATGGCATCGTTGAGGACGCTCATATGGCAATTTTACATTCTCTTATTCAGACCATCCGTAAGAGCTATGCCCATTCACCGGAGACTCTTCGACTATAAATATAGATAGTTCTTGACTGCTATTAAAATATAAGGTATAATGCACATATGGATACAATTGCAAATAACGTAATTATGTTTCCAAGTAAAAACATTAATTTTCGGGGGCCACAGTCAATAGAAGAGATTGATGAGCGGGTTGATATGGTTAAACAAATTCATATTCAAAGTACAATTGAAACAGTTGCCCCCATATTATTTGATAATCTTTCAATTGCTGGATTTCCTCCATCAGATGATGATTCTGATTTGAAACATGGAGCTTTAATAGTTGAATCGATACGTTCTTTTCTTTGTTCACAAATCGGATTTGAACATCCATTACAAGTAATTGCAGAAAATTTATTTGAATATTCCGAAGAAGAAGATGGATTAATTGTGTCTGAAAAAATCAAAATAGTTATAACTCCCAATGTGGAAGGACAGGGTAAACCCTCATAAATTATGATAATAATGGATTATTCTCAAGTAAGTCTCTCAAATATTATGGTGCAGATTGGCAATCATACCAATGCAGAAATAGAAGAGAGTATGTGTCGTCACATGGTTTTGAACTCGATTCGTTCATATAAATCAGAATATAGTCAAAAATATGGTGAACTTGTTATTGCGTGCGACAACAAGAATTATTGGCGTCGTAAAGTTTTTCCATATTACAAGGCAAATCGTAAAAAGAGCCAGCAAGCATCGGAGCTTAACTGGAAAGAGATATTTGAATGTCTCAATAAAATCAAATCAGAAATCGAAAATAATTTTCCTTATCGTGTTATTGATGTTGACACCACAGAAGCAGATGATATCATCGGAACTCTGTGCTCAGAATATGGAGATACAGATGAACCGATTTTAATTCTGTCTGGTGACAAAGACTTCCAACAGCTACAAAAATACAAAAATGTTTTCCAGTATGATCCTGTTCGTAAAGGTAAAATCGTCTGCAAGAATCCAGAAGAATTTCTAAAGGAGCATATTCTGCGCGGCGATGTTGGTGATGGTATTCCAAATTTCCTTTCAAATGATAATTGTCTTGTGATTGGCGAAAGACAAAAATCTGTCTATGCCAAGAAAGTAACAGAATGGCTTTATTCTCCACCAGAAACTTTCTGTGATGAAGTCAAATTACGAAATTACAGACGCAATGAACAGCTTATTGATCTTGGTAAAATACCAGATGAAATCAAGGAAAGAATCCTTGAAAGTTATCATGATCAAAAAGGTAAAAAAACCAATGGAAATATTTTGAATTATTTCATTGAACATAGACTAACAAATTTAACTTCTAATATCGGAGATTTCTTATGAAACTTGGAGTTGCTGAAATTTTAGAAAAAGCATCTAAAATGACTAACGACAACGAAATTATCACTTGTCTTCAGCAAAATCATAGCGTTGCTTTGGAAACAGTTTTGCGTGGTATATTTGATCCTACAATTATATGGTTGCTACCAGACGGCAATCCTCCATACAAGCCAAATATTCTGGTTGATCAACAAAATCAATTTTACAAAGAATGTAGGAAATTGTACCTTTTCATCGATGGTGGAAATCCGAACCTAAAACAAACCAAACGAGAATCACTTTTTATTGAATTTTTAGAAACCATTGACAAGGATGATGCACTCATTGTTCTTGCAATGAAAGACAAGAAATCTCCACACAAAAACATCACAGAGGGACTGGTACGTAAAGCGTTTCCAGGGATTTTGCCGCAATGAAACAATACGTTTATCGAATCAATTCTGAGTGGGATATTGGCTCAGAATATTTGGTATTTTCTTCGAAAGAAGCCGCGATGAAATGGCTTGACAATAACCCAAATATAGATGATATTGTTGAAGAAGATGGTGGCACTTTGAATGATATCATCGATGAAGGTTTGATTAGTTTTTCTGCGTTGGAGATTATCTATGAGTAAGTCACGCCCAAAATCCTATGGCGGTCGCAATAATTGGTATGATGAAGAAGACAATCAATATGAAAACGATAATTCAAAAAATGCTAGGGAACGTCGCAAGGAAAAACGAATGAAGAATATCATTCGTTCCAAGAACATCGACCAATTGATGAATATTGAAGAGGATGAGGAATAGATAATGACTCAGACTGAAATGGCTGTACTAATCGCAAGGCTTTCTATGGTGCTCAGAAAGCTAGAATGGGAAGGTCATCATATGAACGCATATGCCGTGAGTGATGTGATATATTATCTTGAAGATCAACTATTGAACCCAACCGGGGAAGGGAAGTGAATTGCCCACTTACTTACTAAAAAATATAAATACAAACGAAGAGCATGAGCTTTTCATGGGCATTTCAGAGAAGGAGGATTTTCTTAAAGCTAATCCACAATTCATTCAATTACTGAATGGCGCCCCCTCTATAGGAGATTCCATTCGGTTGGGCTTACGCAAACCTGATGATGCATTCCGAGATAGACTTAAAGAAATCAAAAAAAATGCTCAAAAAGGGATTAGTCGTAGCACCATAAACACATTTTAGGAGCTTCATGACCGCATATCCAAATTCAAGACAAAAAAAAGTTTCTCGTAAAGAAAAGAGAACAAGTAATCGAAATAAAGAAATGGAAATCAAGGAAAAATTGAATTTCACTCTTCGAAAAGTTGTTCCACTGACCGACAACCAAAAAAGCACTTTTGAAGGATATGAAGATCATCAAAATCTTCTATTGATAGGGACCGCCGGAACAGGTAAATCATTCCTATCAATTTATTTGGGTATGCAAGATATTATGGAACGCAAGACGTATAATAAAATGGTTATCGTCAGAAGTGTCGTTCCGACTAGAGACATGGGATTTTTACCAGGGTCAAATAAAGAGAAATCCAAAGTATATGAAGCCCCCTATTACTCAATTTTTGCTGAGTTATTTGGAAGAGGTGATTCCTACGAATATTTAAAAAATAAAAATGTAGTTGAATTTATGACAACTTCTTTTGTTCGTGGCATCACAATCAATGATTGTATTATGATTGTTGATGAATTTCAAAACATGACCGCAGGAGAGTTGCATTCTATCTTTACAAGAATAGGAAAAAACTGTAGAGTGATTTTTGCTGGTGATATCAAGCAGAATGATATTAACGGCAGAAAAGAAGAATCTGGATTTAAAGATTTTTTCAAAGTTATAAATCGTATGGATGATTTTGATGTGATTGAATTTGATCGAAATGATGTGGTGCGCGGACCTCTGGTAAAGGCTTATATCATTGCCAGAGAAGACCTCGAAGATGCTGGAGAAATTTCTCGCCTTTAAAAGTGACTTCGTAAAGAGTTACATTAATTATATTTATAAAATGTAACTCTTTACGAAGGACTATTAAATGTATCATTATACCTACATCATCAAAACCAATTCCGGTAAATATTATGTTGGTAGACATTACACTGGGCGCCATCAATAAATCCACCATGGAAATAATTATTTTTTTTTATTATTATATCATGATATAATATTTGGTGCAATTCTGCCTATTTTTTTGGCCATATGTGTATTGAGTGTTTTGTGTGCATCATCCAGTTTTTTAATCGCTGGATGATGGATTCCTAATTTTTTGACAGCCAAATGTTTGACTGCTCGCGTTAAATGACTAGCAATTTCAGCAGGCCCCATTTCAGGATGGGTTGTTAATGAAGTAAGCAAATCAGCTAATATTGAAGATTCATTCAACGGTTCAATTTTTTTATTCTGCGATTTGATGAATTCTTCATAAAGTTTGATTGTGTCCATTCTGATTCTCCAATTTTTTTATTATTTATTATTTGAGGAATTTGACATGAATTGGGATGAATATTTTATTGGAATGGCTGATTATGTCTCAACAAAAAGTAAAGACCGATCTACTAAAATTGGCTGCGTGATTGTTGGTCCAAATCATGAAATAAGAACGACTGGATATAATGGTTTTTGTCGTGGGATTAATGATGAAGTCGATGAAAGACACGATAGGCCAGCTAAATATCTATGGACTGAGCACGCAGAAAGAAATGCAATTTATAATGCCGCCAGGAATGGAATACGGTTAGAAGATTGCATCGCGTATGTTAATGGAATTCCTTGTGCTGATTGCACAAGGGGACTGATTCAATCTGGTGTCAAGAAAATAGTATATCCTGATATCAGCAAGCAAACCACGAAAATGCCGATTGAGACATATCATGCGGCTATCGAAATGATGAACGAAGCTGATATTGAACAGCTTGTATATTAATAGGAATTATGAATGAAAATTTTGTTACTAGACATTGAAACTGCTCCACATGTAGTGTATGCATGGGGATTGTTCAAACAGACGATAAGCATCAATCAAATCGCCCAGCCAGGACATACAATTTGCTACGCAGCAAAATGGCTAGGCGAAGATGATATCACCTTTAAATCTATCCATCACGATGGTCATGATGATATGATTACAACTCTATGGAATCTTCTTGATGAGGCTGATGCCGTCATTCATTATAATGGCAAGAAGTTTGATATTCCAACAATCAACAAAGAATTTGTTCTTCTTGATATGCCGCCACCAGATGGGTATCATCAGATTGATCTTTACACAGTGGTTCGTTCCAGATTCAAGTTCGCCAGCAACAAGCTAGACTATGTTGCTAATGCACTTGGACTAGGAACCAAGGTAAAGAATCGGGGAATGGATTTGTGGCGTGAGTGTATGGCCGGTGATCCGGTGGCCTGGAAGGAAATGAGAGCATATAATATCCAAGACGTTGCTATTATGGAACCACTCTATAAAAAGTTGCTTCCCTGGATTAAGAACCATCCAAATCAAGCAATCTTTGCTGCATTGGAGTTGTATGATTCAACCGAAATTACGGAAAATGATGACAAGCCTATGTGCCCAAATTGTGGCAGCTATCACGTTGTCAAAAAGGGTATTGAGACGACAGCAACAATGGCATACCAGCGTTATCGCTGTATGAGTTGCAAAACGCCAATACGCGGGAGAAAGACTCTTCTGTGTTCAGAGGACAAGAAGTTTATCATAACACAGAGCAAGACATGACAAAGGGGGCGAAAGCCCCCTTTTTTTATATCAAGACGCACCATAACAGGCAAGAAAAAAATAGCCTCCTAACATTAAAACTTTTTAATAAAAGGGAGCTTGCGTTTAAAGGCGTCTTAGTGCATATTACGTCTATCGGCGGTGATGACCGCAACTCAAGAATGTTTTGGAGAAAATAATATGCCTCGTGGTGTTCCTTCTGCTGGTTTTCGTATGACGAAGAACCGTAAGATGATGACGTTTAATACGGATGCCTATGTCCGTACCAATCTCTTTAAGGTCAATACTCCTGCCGTGATCGAAGATCATAAGATTGAGACTGACGAAGAGATTTATTCTCGTATTGCAGAACGGTTTGAAGTTCTGGAATACATGACTGATGCCGCCATTACGGGCGATGCTCGTGCGGTCATCGTGTCTGGTCCTGCTGGTCTTGGCAAGTCTCATACGGTCGAAAGCAAGCTTGCTGCATGGGGCAATGAAGACGTTAATTATCGCATCGTGAAGGGCTATGTGCGCGCCACTGGTCTATTCAAGCTGCTCTATCAGAACCGCATGAAGGGTCAGGTTCTGGTGTTTGACGACACTGACTACATCTTTAAGGATGAAACTGCTCTTGGTCTTCTTAAGGCTGTCTGTGATAGTGGTAAGCGCCGCATCGTCAGCTACATGACTGAGGGTGTTATGATTGATGATGAGACTGCTGAACGTATTCCCAAGCAGTTTGAATTTAACGGCACCATCATCTTCATCTCCAATAAGGATTTTGATGAAATGATTGCGCGTGGTCATGCTATGTCTCCACACTTGGAAGCCATGGTTTCCCGTGCTCATTATATCGATCTTGCTATGAAGACTGCTCGTGATTATATGATCCGCATCAAGCAAGTCTGCGATGCGGGTCTTCTTGATGATTGTGGTCTTGACAGCGAGGGTAAGGCTGATGTAATGTTGTTCTTGGAGACGTACCAAGACCGCCTTCGTGAGATTTCTCTTCGTATGGCCAAGAAGATTGCTGATATTCGCCGCGTCAATCCCGTTAACTGGGAACGTGTGGCTCGTATCACTTGCTGCGTCAATCAGTAATAAAAGGAAACATATCATGTTTGATTATGAGGAAGCGAATAACAGGGTTGCTCAAGCTTTCGCTGGCGCACGTAAGGTGTACAATGAGAGCCAAGATATTTACTGTATCCATAGTTTTATTGGCCATCTTGAGGCTATGGTAATGTGTGGCATCAAGGACGAAGGGGATGTAAAGCGGATTGTCGCATCTTTGGGTCGGTTTGTTGCCTGGAATGCAAAATAAAAAAAAATCAAAAAAACCTGTTGACTTCCTATCTGATTAAAGCTATTATCTGTTCATCGAAGCAAACCAACCCCTAAAAGGATACTTTAAAATGTCTCATGAAATTGAAATGGTTAACGGTGTGGCTCAGATGGCTTATGCCGGCGAAACTCCCTGGCACGGTCTGGGCACCAAGGTTCTTCCTGATCTTACTCCTGATCAGATGCTGGACGCCGCCGGTCTTAATTGGGAAGTGCGTAAGGTTCCTGCCTTTGCCACTATCAATGACCGACAGGTGAATGTTGGTCACTCGGCTCTTGTCCGCAATATCGACGACAAGGTTCTTGATGTGGTTTCCAATGATTGGAATCCGGTTCAGAACAGCGAAGCTTTTGCTTTCTTCAATGACTTCATTGCGGAAGGTGACATGGAAATGCACACTGCTGGCTCTCTGAAGGATGGTCAAATTGTGTGGGGTCTTGCCAAGGTTAAGGCTGGCTTCTCTCTCTTCAACGGTGATGAAGTGGAAAGCTATCTTCACTTCACTAACTTCCACAAGTATGGTTTCTCTACGGACGTTCGTTTCACTCCCATTCGCGTGGTGTGCAATAACACTCTAACTCTTTCTCTCAATACCAAGGTTGAGAAGATGGTGAAGATTTCTCACCGCCGAGAGTTTGATGGTGACAACGTTAAGCTAATGCTTGGTGTTGCTGCCGAAAAGCTGGCTCAGTACAAGGAAATGGCTCAGTTTCTGGGGTCCAAGCGTTACAGCAATGAGAACGTGGTGGAATACTTCAAGCGGGTGTTTCCTTCTGCTGGACAAAAGGAAGTTTCTCGTTCTACCAATACGGCTATGGAGATTCTGGAAACTCAACCCGGCGCTCAGTTTGCTGAAGGTACGTGGTGGACATGCTTTAATGCAGTAACGTACATGACTGATCATCTACTGGGCCGCACTCAGGATACTCGGTTGACTTCTGCTTGGTATGGCGCCAACAAGAACGTCAAGACGAAGGCTCTGGAAACCGCTTTGGAATTCGCTGAAGCGGCTTGATGAAAAAATTTAATATGCCTGCTCTTCGGAAAATAGATTTCGAACGCATGAAAAAGGAATTTGGTGAGTGACTAATATTTTGGTAGAATTTGCGTTTCATAGAGAAGATAGTGACAAATATTTTCATTCATTCAATTTTAATGAAGATGTTGAAAATTTGGATACGCTTTTGGAGAAACTTGAGCCATTCCTCTTAGCAATGGGATTTGTGTTGGGGGATCGTCGCCTGGAACTTGTTAAGCCTAATTATGGTAACGATAATATTCCTTCCGCAAACTCTCCTGATGAGGTATAATATAAACATGAACCCAAATAATTTTCATGGGCCAGAAAATGCTCCTATCGGATATTTTCGTAATGTGATGACCCCATGGGGTTGCGTTGAACGCTGTAGTGTAGTAAAGATGCCGAGTCTTCTGGGTGGTTTTGTAGAATATGCCAGCGTTTATAAGCCAACATCAAATCCTGGCGTTCGTTGGTCTGTATTTGAGATTAAAGGGACAGACTAAAAAAATTCTTGCTTTCTTTTTGTTCATAGGATATAATGCTTTTATAGATTGATGAGGGATTCGTGATGAAAAAGCTAACTCTTGATGCTCCGGTAAAGTTTCTTCGTGACAATCTGGCTGCTCCAATAGGAGCAGGTAGCTGGATTGTTGGTGA